TGGTATAACAGGAAATTATACAGATAATTATTATGGATGGAATAGTATAAATACTGCAGAAGTATTAAGAACTAGGGATGGTTGGATAATTAAATTACCAAAAGCTATCCCATTAGAATAAAAAAAGAAAAAGGAGAATTAAAATGAAAGATAATATTAAAGAAAAAGCTAGTCGTTTAATTGCTAAAACTAGCTTCAAAATAAAAAAACATAGTCCTGAAATATTATTAGCTACTGGTATTGTAGCAGGTATTGCAGGAACTGTAGTTGCATGCAAAGCAACATTAAAAGTAGACAATATAATTAAAGAACACAAAGAAAATATTGAAAAGATAAATGAGGGTTTAACTAACGAAGAATATAAAGATGAATATAACAAAGACGATGCTAAAAAAGATTTAACTATAGCTTATACTAAAACTGCTATAGAATTTATAAGATTATATGCTCCAGCAATTGCGCTAGAAGCTATATCAATTTCATGTTTAATTGGTAGTCATAGAATTCTTAAGAAACGTAATATTGCATTAATGACTGCTTATACAGTATTAGAAAATAGTTATAAAAAGTATCGTAAAAATGTTATAGATAAATTAGGTAAGGATGCGGACGATGAATTCCGTTTAGGTTTAAAAGTTGAAGAAGTTGAAACAACTGATGAAAAAGGTAAAAAGAAAACAGAAACAGTTACAACAATCGATGATAACGCACCTAGTATTTATGCAAAATTCTTTGATGAATTAAGTGATTATTATAGAAAAGACCCTAATTATAATTTATTATTCTTAAAGAAACAACAAAATTGGGCTAACGATAGATTAAGAGCTCAAGGATATTTATTCTTAAATGATGTATACGAATCATTAGGTATTCCTAAAACACCAGATGGTCAATTTGTAGGATGGATTTATAATCCAGAAGATAAGACAATCGATAGTTATGTTGATTTTGGAATATATGATGGAAAAGATGAAAGTAAGAGACGCTTCGTTAACGGATTAGAGAAAGCTATATTATTAGATTTCAATGTTGACGGAGTTATGTACGATAAAATTTAGGAGGATAAAATGAAAAATGCATTAATATTTTTAGGAGGTGCTGCTGTTGGGGGTTTAGCAGCTACTCTATACTTTAAAAGAAAAATGGTAATATTAGAAGAAGATTATCAAAGAATCGCTAACGATGAAATTAATAAATTCCTTAATGGTGAATATGATGATGAAATACGTGAAACAATTGAAACTCGATTAGACGAGATACATTATAATAAAATAAATGATAAAATTAAAGATAGTTTAACTATCATAGCAGATACAAAAAATAATGCAGACATTGAAAAATGTCAAGAAATATCTAAAGAAAATGGTTATATAGAAACTGAAGAAGAAAATATTTCTGATGAGGATGAAGTAGATGAACAAGTAGCACCTTATATGATCACACCAGATGAATATGGCGATGATGAACATACTACTAGAACATTAACTGCGTTCACTGATAAAGTTATTTTAGATGAAGACAATTGTTTATTTAATACTAACTATTTTGGAAAAGATATTATAGAAACAATATATTCTAAGAAAAATGTAGACTCTTCTATATTTGTAAGAGATGACAATGACAAAATAGATTATGAAATCATAAAAGAAAAAATATCATTTGAAGATTTTACTAAATTAACAGAATCCGAAAAAGAAAAAATATCATTTGAAGATTTTACTAAATTAACAGAATCCGACGATAAGTAGGAGGTGTAGCTAATGAATAACAGCAGCGTAGAAGAAAATTATTTTAATTGGCTATATGATAAAATATGTTCTAAAAGAGCTCATGATGATATATCATATTTTAAAATATTAGGTTTGCTATATCATAGGGATTTTTATTATACAATTAAAATGGATGCGAACAGAGCAGTAGATGGAATTTGTTTGAGATATTATTTTGATACGGAAACAAATCCGGATACTTTATTAGCCGCTAATACTATTGTAAAGACGTGTAGTATATTAGAAATGATGTATGCATTAGCTATAAAAATTGAATGCGAATATATGGATGATCCTAGATACGGAGACAGAACTGCACAATGGTTTTGGGAAATGATGAAAAATTTAGGATTAAGTATGATGACTGATGATAATTATGACGAAAATATAGCTAATGAAATAATTGATAAATTTTTAAATAGAGACTACGATCGCGATGGAAAGGGTAATATATTTTATGTCAGAGACTCATATGAAGATCAAAGAGATTTAGAAATATGGATTCAAGCGGAATGTTATTTAGCAAATATGATTTAAAATATATTAAGTAAAGGAGTGGTATAAATGGCTGATTTTTTAATCGTATCTGAACATTATTGTAAAAATAATATTATAGAAATAGTTCCCAAATTTAAAGTATATCCTAAATCCACTGACTTAATGATACGAGGCGGCGATTTTTATGCAGTATGGTTAGAAGATAAAAAAATATGGTCTACGAATGAGGACGATGCTTTAGCCATAATTGATAGTGAAATATATAAAGTTGCAGAGAAAGCTAATAAAGAAAATCCTGAGTGTACTATTGTTCCTAAGTATACTTGGGATTCTTCAAGTGGTTCTATTGATTCTTGGCATAAGTATTGTCAAAAACAAAAAAGAGATTCATTTGAAATGCTTGACGAACATATAGTTTTTTCAAATACAGATATTAAAAAAGAAGATTATGCTAGTAAGAAACTACCTTATCCGTTAGAACCTGGTAATATAGATGCTTATGATAAATTAATATCTACTTTGTATTCACCAGAAGAAAGAAGAAAATTAGAATGGGCTATAGGTTCTATAGTTACTGGCGATTCTAAAAATATACAGAAATTTTTAGTGTTATATGGTGCTGCAGGTACTGGTAAATCTACAATATTAAATATAATACAACAATTATTTGATGGTTATTATTCTGTATTTGATGCCAAAGCATTAGGCTCTGCTAATAATTCATTTGCACTTGAATCTTTTAAGAGTAACCCATTAGTTGCTATTCAACACGATGGAGATTTATCAAGAATTGAAGATAATACTAGATTAAACAGTTTAGTATCTCATGAGTTAATGACAGTTAATGAAAAATTTAAATCTACATATTCTAATAGGTTTAAATGTTTTTTATTTATGGGGACTAATAAACCGGTAAAAATCACAGATGGTAAATCAGGTTTAATAAGACGTTTGATAGATGTGCATCCTACTGGCGATAAAGTAAGTTCTAAAGAATATAAGACATTAACTAGTCAAATTAAATTTGAATTAGGTGCTATAGCATATCATTGTATGGAAGTATATAAAGAAAATCCAGGAGCATATGACCATTATATTCCTACATCAATGATGAGTGCATCAAATGATTTTTATAACTTTGTACTTGATTCTTATCATATATTTAAGAGGGAAGATGGTGTTACTTTAAAATCAGCTTGGGAAATGTATAAAACATATTGTGATGAAGCTAAAGTAGGATACCCATTTTCTCAAAGAGCATTCAAGGAGGAACTTAAGAATTATTTTAAAGAGTATAACGATCGTTTCAATATTGATGGTGAAAGAGTTAGGAGTTATTATAGTGGTTTTAAAAAGGATATATTTAATTCTGAAGAACGTGAAAATATTGTAGAGATTCAACCAGAACAATATGTTATTGATTTTAAAGAGCAAGATTCTATATTTGATAAAGAATGTTTTGATTGTTTAGCTCAATATGCGAATGTAAATGAGATACCTAATAAAAAATGGGATGATGTAACAACAACTCTTAAAGAATTAGATACTCATAAAGTTCATTATGTTAAAATACCAGAAAATCATATAGTTATCGATTTTGATATAAAGGATGAGAACGGTAATAAATCTTATGAAAAGAATTTAGAAGCTGCTAGCAAATGGCCAAAGACATATGCCGAACTATCAAAAAGCGGTTCCGGAATACATCTACATTATATTTATACTGGAGACGTTACTAAATTAAGTAGAGTATACGCTGATAGTATAGAAATAAAAGTATTTACTGGCAAAAGTTCGTTAAGAAGAAAATTAACAAAGTGTAATAATTTACCAATTTCTACTATAAATTCAGGGTTACCTATCAAGGAGGTTAAACGAGTGGTAAGTGATAATGTTATAAAAAGTGAGAAAAGTTTACGACAATTGATTGAAAGAAATTTAAATAAAGAGATTCATCCAGGTACTAAACCTAGTGTAGATTTTATATATAAAATATTAGAGGATTCATATGAACAAGGATTAACTTATGATGTTAGTAATATGAAGAACGATATTATTTCATTTGCTATGAATAGTACAAATCATTCTGATTATTGTTTAAAGCTTGTTAATAAAATGCATTTTAAATCTGATGAACCGTCTATTAGTGTAGATAGTAAAAAAGATAAACTGGTATTTTATGATATTGAAGTATTTCCAAATTTATTTATAGTAAACTGGAAAATACGAGGTAAAGAAAATCCGATTATAAGAATGATAAATCCATTAGCAAAAGATATTGAAGATATGTTGCAGTATAAGATTATTGGATTTAATAATAGAAGGTATGATAATCATATTATATATGCTAGATTATTAGGATATTCAAATGACCAATTATATAATCTGTCTCAAAGGATAATTGCTGGTGATAAGAACGCTTTCTTTGGCGAGGCTTATAATTTATCATATACTGATATTTATGATTTTGCATCTTCTGGAAATAAGAAATCTTTAAAGAAACTAGAAATCGAGATGGGTATCCACCATCAAGAATTAGGATTACCTTGGGACCAACCAGTTCCAGAAGAGTTATGGGCTAAGGTTGCAGAATATTGCGATAACGATGTAATTGCTACAGAAGCAGCATTTGATTATTTAGAAGCTGATTGGACAGCAAGACAAATTCTAGCAGATTTAGCTGGAATGACAGTTAATGATACAACAAATACATTAACAACTAAAATTATATTTGGTAATAATAAGAAACCTCAAAGTGAATTCTGTTATAGAGATTTATCAAAGCCAGTATTTGAAATAGATGATGATGTCAAAGAATTCTTAGAAGAAGCTTGTCCTGAGATGATGGCTCAAGCACATGGACCAGAGCATAGTTTACTACCATATTTTCCAGGTTATGAATATAAAGCGGGAGTATCAACTTATAAAGGTGAAGAAGTTGGTGAAGGCGGCTTTGTATTTGCTGTACCTGGAATGTATAATAAAGTAGCACTATTGGATATAGCATCAATGCATCCACATAGTATAATTGCTGAGTGTTTATTTGGTCCTAAATTCACTAAGTATTTTAGGGAAATTGTAGAAGGTAGAGTTAGTATAAAGCACGAAGCTTGGGATGAGGTAAATAAAATGCTAGATGGCAAATTAACACCATATATTCAAAAGGTTAAAGATGGGGAAATGACATCTAAATCACTAGCAAATGCTTTGAAGACTGCTATAAATTCAGTATATGGTTTAACTGCTGCTAACTTCGAGAATGCATTTAGAGATAATCGAAATAAAGATAATATTGTTGCTAAACGTGGTGCATTATTTATGGTTGATTTAAAAGAAGAAGTTCAAAAACGAGGATTCACAGTTGCTCATATCAAAACTGATTCTATAAAGATACCTAATGCAACACCAGAAATAATTAAATTTGTTATGGAATTTGGTGAAAAGTACGGATATACATTTGAACATGAGGCTACATACGAGAAAATGTGTTTAGTAAATGATGCGGTATATATTGCTAAATATAGCGATTCTGAATTATGTGAAAAAGAATATGGTTATGTTCCAAGCGATTGTATTAAACATGGTGGCGAATGGACCGCTACTGGTGCTCAATTTCAAGTTCCATATGTATTTAAGACATTATTTACTAAAGAACCAATTAAATTTGAAGATATGTGTGAAACTAAATCAGTTAAGTCAGCATTATATTTGGATTTGAACGAGAGTTTACCAGATGTATCAGAAGCTGAAAAAGAAATGGATAAATTAAAGAAAAATCATAAACTTGGAAAAATATCTGACGGTGAATATGAAACTACTAAAATGGAATTAGAATCTGAAATAAAAGAAGGTCATGATTATAAATTTGTCGGAAAAGTCGGTAACTTTTGTCCTATTTTACCAGGAAATGGCGGCGGATTATTAATGCGTGACCAGGATGGAAAATATAATTCTGTTGGTGGTAGTAAAGGATATCGTTGGGTTGAATCAGAACTTATAAGAGATGATTTTGAAAAAGGAAACGATATAATCGATAGGGGTTATTATAACGAATTAGTTGATGAAGCTGTCGAAACTATTTCACAATATGGTGATTTTGAAATGTTTGCTGATAGCTAATTCGCGTAAAAAACATATGATATAATGAGAAGAATAGACGGATATACCAATCCGAATTATATATAGAATGGGAACGATTTAGAAGACTCATAGTGGTAGGTTAGAAAAGTATAAATCGATATATAATTTACTATTCTTTTTTATTTTTTATATAATTTTCAAGGAAAGAAAAGGAGAGATGAATAATGGAAATTAATAGAAAAGGTGAAAATTTAGAGTTTAATGGAGCAAGAATAGTTTACAGAAATTTTACAGGAGAAATAAGTAAATTTAATCAAAACGGAGAAAGAAGTTTCTCAATAGTCATTGGTAATGGAACTCTTGATGGAAAAAAAATGAGTTCTGATGAAATATGTGATGTATTGGAAAAAGATGGATGGCATATAAAAAGAAAGCCTGCTGTAGAAGAAGGTGAAGATCCTTTTAATTATTTGAACGTTAAAGTCAAATTTGGAGGACCTGGTAGAAATCCATCAGTTTATATCAACGATAGTGTTAACGCAAGAAAGATCGGAGAAGATTTAGTAAGCATGATTGATGACTTAAATGTCAGTAATGTTGACGCTATTATTAGACCATATAATTGGACTATGGGTAATAAAAGTGGCACTACAGCATATTTACAATCAATATGGGTTGATTTTATACCTGATAGATTTGCTGCTAGATTAAATAATATGGGAGAATAAAGGAGAAATAAATATGGTATTAAGTAAAAGTGATTTAATAAATTTATCAAAGAATATGGTAGTTAAATACTGCAATGATAACTATTTTAAAGGTTTTAAAAAGATTACAAGTGATGATATAGAGATAACAAAATGTTCTAGAAATTGGAATATTAGAATTATCAAATTAGCCGTTAAAGACGGTAAGAAAATAAGAAAATTTAGAGTTAAGTATAATTATTATACAAAAGAAATAACTTCTTATGAATATAAAACAATCGGAAGGATTAAGAAAGATGATATAAATGAGTTTAAACAATAAACAATTTTTATATCCTTATCAAATGGACGCAGTAAATAAAATGTGTAACGGTTGTATACTTAATGGTGGGGTTGGTTCTGGTAAATCTAGAACCGCCCTTTACTATTATTTTAAAGAGCATGGTGGTAGCATTAATCCAGATTATGTTCCAATGAAAGTACCTGTACGAGATTTATATATTATAACAACAGCTAGAAAGAGAGATACTCTTGAATGGGAAGGCGAACTTACTCATTTTCTATTATCAACTGATGAAGAACAATATAAAAGATATGGTAATCATATATATGTTGATAGTTGGAATAATATTAAAAAATATCAGAATGTATACGGGTCCTTTTTTATTTTTGATGAGCAAAGACTTGTTGGTTCTGGTGCTTGGGTAAAAGCTTTTTATAAAATAGCTAAGAAAAATAAGTGGATTATATTATCAGCTACTCCAGGAGATTGCTGGTCTGATTATATTCCTGTTTTCGTTGCAAATGGTTTCTATAAAAATAAAACAGAATTTGTAGCAGAACATGTAGTATTCTCTAGATTTGCAAAGTATCCTAAAATAGAAAAATATATAAATGTGCAACCTTTGATAGAATATAAGAATAAGATATTAATAAATATGGATTTTAAAAGAGATACTATTAGACATCATGAAAGTATATATACTAACTATGATAAAGAATTATATAATGTTACTATGAAGAAAAAATGGAATCCATTTACAAATGAACCAGTTAAACAAATTAGTGAGTTATGTTATGTTCTTAGAAAAATAGTAAATGATGATTCTGATAGAATAGTTAAAGTTTGCGAGATATTAGAGAATTGTAAAAAAGCTATAATATTTTATAATTTTGATTATGAATTAGAGGCTCTTTTAAATATTAAAATGCCTGGTTATGAGGTAAAACAATGGAATGGGCATAAACATGAACCATTACCATCTGGTGATAATTGGATGTATTTAGTACAGTATTCAGCTGGAGCAGAAGGTTGGAACTGTATATATTGTGATACTATTATATTTTATAGTCAAAACTATAGTTATAAAATAATGGAACAAGCATCCGGACGAATTGATAGGTTAAACACACCATATAAAGATTTATATTATTATCATTTGAAGAGTAAATCCGGAATAGATTTAGCTATATCAAGAGCTTTATCACTAAAGAAAAATTTTAATGAAAATAATTATATAGTCTGGTAAGGAGGGCTAATTATGGAAAATGAAGAAAAAGAAGTGGATTTTTATAAATATTGTCCAATATGTAAGCATATGAAAAAGGCTGGTACTAGTGAACCATGTAATACCTGTTTAGATAATCCAGTTAATATTAATAGTCGAAAGCCTGTTAAATTTGAAGAAAATAACGATAAGGAAAAGAAAGGAAAATAATATGGGTACTGAAAATAGAAAAAATAGTAAGTGGACTAAAACCGATTATGAAAGAGTTGTAGATAGTAATATAAAATTAGTGGATCAAAACAAACAATTACGATTAGATATTGATTTAATAATTAGATATTTTACAAATAAAAATCGTTTAAATCCGGAGGAAATAAGAATAGCAGAAGTAGTTATTAAAAGCTATTCTAGAGTAGATGAAGGGAAGATGAGAGATGCGAGTGCTTAAAGCAACTTATGCTAATAACGATAAAGATGTTGAATATATTAAGCGAAACAGATTTAAATTATTCAATAATATAATTATTGCACCATCTAATATTATGGATAAAATAACTTTAGATGATAAATTATATAAACAATTAATAATTCAACAAAATAGATTTGCTATTAATAACTATAGGGACATAAAATAATTCGCGTAAAAAACACTTCTTATAATGAGAAGGAGATGAATTATATATGTTAAAAAAATTAGATATGATAGGTAGTACTGAGGAGGATTTAAAGATGAATGAAATCATCAAAAATAATCAAATTAAAACTAGAATGCTTAATAATGAAAGAAATAAAAAAAATAAATTAAAAGCAAAATGGGATAGATTTGAAAATGCGATGATTTATGCAATTTTTGGATTATTAAGTGCTGGAACTATGATTGGAGTAATGTTTTTAATATCAATAATTGAAAATTTGAAATTTTAAGAGTTTAGGCGATTGACCTAGACTCTTATTTTTAAATAATTAGGAGTGATTTGTGATGAGTGAAATAAATATTAAAAATAAATATATTAGAACATCACGAGGTTATATAGGAAAAATTGATGCTGAGAGGTTGTCAAAAAATCAATTTCAATTTCATTTAGATAGTAATGAAGGGGATATTAACGATGAACATAATATATCTATAATGAATAAATCTATAAAATGGAATGGATACAATGAAATAATTAAAGGTGCTGGACCTACAAATAATATATTAAAGTTATTAATAACTGGAGATATTGTAGTTATCGAATATTTTAATGGTGTTGAGACAGTTAGAGATACAGCTATAGTAAAAAGAAAAGATGATGAAAATAATATCATTTTATATTTCGATACTGGAACAGATCAATTATTTAGATATTCTGATAATAGATTAGAATATGTTAGAAAGTTAAATTTATTAAAAAATGATGATTTATATACCACAGTAGGACCGAATAAAATAAAACCTAAAATAATAAGAATATTAACTGTTGAAAAAGTATTTATTGAAGGGTACAAATTATGATAAAAATAGAGGATTTGGAGTGTAAGTATTGTAAACCTGGCTCAATAATAGATATAAGTGGTGATTTACCGATAAGAATTGAAGTGGATCCAGACGGATATATAATATCTATTTACAATGGTATACATGAAGCAATTAAAATAAATTATTGTCCTATTTGCGGTAAAAAATTAAAAAAGGAGATTAAAAATGTCAGATGATAAAATAGATGATATTTTAAAAAAATTAAAGGTTATATTTCTCACAGTATTGATAACTTTTATAATATTTATTGTGATATATTGTGAAATTTCAGGCGGTTGGTTTTAATTTAAATAATATTTTAAGAGGTGATTTATAATGGATAAAAAAGAAATGATTTATAATATGTATAAAGATAGTGTTATAGTTAGTAAAAAATTTAAAAATATGTTAAAAGAAAAATATGGATTTAATGCCGTAGAAGCTGATGATTTATTTGTTAGAATAAATAATTATCAAATAAAGAAATATGGTGGTCGATTAGATGTTGATACACAAATCGGATTGACTAAAGAAGAATTGAAACATATAAATAAAATGGCTAGACAACGAGAAAATTCTAGAAAATATAGATAGGTGATATTTATGGCAGAATATATAATAGATAAAAGTACAAATGAAAAGTATGAATATGTTGTTTGGCGAATGAGTAGTACTGGAAACGGTAGTTGTTCTAAAAGTGTATTTCATAGCAATGATGAATCAGAATGCAAAAAGTTTATTAGTAAACAACGTAGAAAAGATTCTTATAGAGCTAAGAAATTATTAAAACAACAAGAAAGTATCTCAGAAAAAAGACGTGTTTTACAAGAAGAGTATAACGAAAGAATGCAATGTGTTAAAGGATACAGAAAAGATACGGAGGTTATTTATGACTGATTTTGAACAATGGTATTGTGAGCATGATATATTAACAACTTACAAAGCAGTTGTCGAGCATGAACATTTTATGAAAAGATATCATAAATTAGTATTAGATAATGAAAAACTTGTTTATTATGTTATTAAAAAATTAGGCATAAATAAAGACAAAGATAATTTTTATGATATTGGTATGATTGGATTGTGTAAAGCTGCTAGAAGTTTTGATAGTAAATCTGATACGAAATTTAGTACTTATGCAATATCTTGTATTAAACATGAGATATATAATTATGGTAATAAAAAAGTGAATAAGCAATGGTTCAATATGCTTAGTTTAAATACTGATGCAACTGGATACGGTGCAGATGTTATAGAATTAATACCAGACAATATAGATGTAGAAAATAGTGTTATAGAAAAAGAAACATATAAAGAATTGTATAATGCTATTAATCAATTATCAGATATTGAGCAATTTGTTATAAACCACACATATGGTTTGAATGGGTGTAGTGTATTAACACAGAAAACTATTTTAAAAATGATATATAAAAAATTTGGTATTCAATATTGTCAATGCCAAGTTTCAAGAATTAAAACAAAAGCTATTAAAAAGTTAAAAAAGTTATTAAAAAATTTATAAAATATTTTGGAGGATTAATATGATAGATTTAAAAATTAAATATAAAAATAGAAAAAGAGGTCAATTTAAAGATGCTAGTAAAGAAGAAAGAGCTAAAGCTTTAGGTAATGTTATATGCCCTAGATGTAAATATCAAAATCACAATATTCATGTTAAGAAATATGGGACTTGTAATTTATGTGGCGCAACATTAGATAAGGATTATTTCAAAAAGATGATGTTAAGAAAGATGGAGGGCAAATAATTGTGGTTAAATATTGGGGTACTTCTGTTATGGGAATTACAGATTATGAGATTAAATCAGATATCGATTTAAATATATTGGTTGATAAGTATGGTTTTAAAGAATATAAATATTATTATAAAAGAAAAACTAATGGTACGTGGATTAAGGTATATAAAGATGGTAGATATGTATGGAATCCCACAGGTGAATTATCTGAGATAGAAGATTTATATAAAGACGGTTTATTACAGGAGATTGACTGGGTTCCGTTCTTTTGGAACAGGTAAAGGAGGGTTTATATGTGTATTGAGGATTTATTTATACCTAATGCATTTGATGGTGAGTCTAGAATTGATATATTAGTGGATACTAAAAAGAGATTAATAGATGATCAAAAGTCTTTTAAACATACGGTATCTACTAATTTAGATTCTAATAAATATATAGAGGAAGCTGAATTGGATTTATCTATATTTGAGCCTACTGATTTGCAAAAGGTTATACACGAATGTATTTTATATGAATGGGATTTAAAGGAGGTTCCGTATCATGATCACATTAGAGCTTATAGATATTACGACCATGAAGATATTTACTAAGAAATTTGAAACAGAATACGAACGTGATAAATTTGTAAGGAAATTAAAATATTCTAAAAAGATAAAAGTGGTTAATAAGGATTATAAGGAGGATTATAAATGAGTCAATTAATTAAAACTTGGGATGAATTAGATGGTTTAAAAAATGATAAATATCAGATTGTCGTTAATAAGGAATTTTGTTGCGGTTGGATTATACCAATAACCGATGAACGAATAGAACCTGATAGTGATGATTTTATTTGTAATTGCAAGCATTATACATTTGACGCATATTATGATTATCATAAGTATTTAAGTACTCATACATTTTACGGTAGTCAGTATAAACATTCTACAGAATTATTACAGAAATTTGGATTTGATGTAGAGATTGATAACTGGGATAAGGATGACATAGATGATTGAAAAATATTATGGTGATGCATGTGATGCCCTGATTCAACAGTGTATGGAATGGCTTGGTCGCAAGGGTTATATATTCGGTTGGAGTAATGTTTTAGATTATATGCATGTTGAAGGGCGTGGTAGAGAATTCGATATTAGTTATGAGGTATTTTTAGATTATGCTACTAAAAAATATGGTGATGCTTATTATTGCGAAGAAAAAACATGGATTAATGATACACGATATATTTCAACTGGTTGGCGATTTAATGTTGACGACTTTTTCCGTAATGAAATAGACTTAAATCATATATAAGGAGTGGTGCTGATGGATGAAAAATATATAAAATTACTTGAAGATAGACGTGATGAATATTTTGAGGAACGTAATAGACTAGTTAAAATAAAAGAAAGGTATACAAAAAATGGTAAAGATGTTCCAAAAAATTTAAACAAACGAATTAGGGAATGTTGTGCATTATATGACTATTATGATGGTTTACTAAAACAAAAAATAGAATACAAATTAAATATGGCACGAAAAAGACAAGAAGCTGAATTAAGGAAGTCTTTGGGTTATAATGTGCCATTTGGATTTAATTATTTTTACGGAATGAGTCCATTTATTAGATAGTGAAGGAGGATTAGTATGGAAGAAATAAAATTAAAAGTAGAATATAATGATGAATCAGCATATATCACATTTGACAGTATGATTTATAATTTATATTTAAATAAAAAAGATTATGGATGTTTTACTATTAAAGAGATAATATACGATTCAATAGATACATACGTTATTATCGAGACTAATGATATTGTAATTTCTTATGATGAATATATGAAATTTAAGAAACAAGAGCATATGCTAGATACAATTAAAGGTTTTGTAAATAAATATGATATTGATTATTTAACTGAAGTAGGCGAAAATGATTTCGTTGAGTTTTTAGAAGCTATATCAGATATAATGAAGGAGGATTAATATGGAAATGTTAGATTTAACAGGTTATTTATCTAGTATGGTTGATAGTTTAGACCATTTTATTGAATATTTAGATGCTTGTTGTGAGAGAAGTAAAGAACAACAAATAGCTAGTCAAAAATTGAAAGAAGCTGTGTTTTGGTTGACGTATAGTATACCAGAAGAGGAGGATTAGTATGCGATTAATAGATTTATTTAATAGGATAGTTAATGGAGAAAAATTACCAAATAAAATTAAGATACGAAATAATATTTTAATTCATAATAAAGATTTTCATTTACCATGTTTACAAGATTATTACTACATGGAGAATAACGAAGCTGCAACTTGGAGAATATGGTACTATGATTTAACTGATGAAGTAGAAATAATAGAAGTGGATAATACAAATAAAACAGAGGATTAGTATGGATAAAGAATCATTATTAAAAGCTAGAGAATTTTTATTAAATATAGACAATATTGATATGCCTATACAAGATAAATTAGAGATAATTAATAACTTATGGTTATATTTAGATCCTGAGAATTATGAGAAACATACTAAAATTCTTATGAAAGAATGTAATGAGGAGTTGAAATGGAAAAGAAAAATATAGTAGAGAAAATCGAGGATGATAGGTCTAAACTTATAGAATACTATAATATCCTAATAAAAGGATATATTGATGAGGTAAAAGATTTAAGGAAACTTATAAATTTTGAAGAGACTTTTGGGGCTGATTCGGAAAAAGATAGACTAGATAGATTACATAAAAGGTTATTTGAGTGCGAAACATTAGTTGACTGTTTTAAAAATAATATAGAGTTATTAGTTAATGAAGAAAACATAAGACATTGTGTTAGTATTTTAAATAATAGTTATGATAAGATAAAGAAGATGAATAATTATGATAAGATAAAGAGGAGGAATGGTTATGGATTTATGGATAAGAAGTCAAAATAAAGAAAAATTAATTAAGGTCAATGAATTAAGTTTGTATGATGGTAATATTTTAAAAAATGATTTTGTTTTAAATGATAGACCATATTATTCTAATATTAGTATTATTGCAAATGATAATTGTAATCTAGGTTCTTATGAATCTAAAGAAAGAGCGTTAGACGTACTAGATGAAATACGATGTCACTTAGTAAATATAAATGATAGTCGAGATAGTTATTTTTACGTTTACGAAATGCCGGTGAAATAGTTATGAATGAAGAAATAATAATGATAATTATGTTTATTATTTTTGGAGCATTTTTTATTGTTTGGGGTATACTTGAAATATTGTGGTTTATAAAATGTTTCTTGGAGGATGATGATTAATGTTATTTCGTATTACAATATATTATAAAAACGGTGATGTTTATCCTGGCGGTGTTTATTGTAAGGAGATATTAGTTGATCCTAATAAAAGATTATTAGAACAAGAAAAGAAGAATTCTTATATCATAGGAATAGGCGATAACAAAAATAATTTTGAAGAAATTTTATATGATATTAAGAAGAAAGATGTTAGAAAAGAAAAGGCTTTTGAAATAGAGAGATTAGATGGTTATCTAAATGATCTTTTTAAAAATGAATATTAAATAAGGAGTGGTGAGTATGAAAAATACTATGACTGTAATAGAATTATTAAATGATGTAGCCAATGGAAAAGAAGTTCCTGATTATATAATTTGGGATGGGGTTATTTTTGAAAAAGATTTAGAAACAGATTATGTACATTACGCACCTGAAGGAGAACCAATGTATTTTTTAAACATGGTGTGTTTTAATGAATTAAATGATGTAGTTACGATACCGAGTATTAAATTGGCAAAAAAGGATGAAGAAATAACAAAAGAATCTATTAATAAACCTTTAAAAGGATTGAAAGACCTTGATGAAGTTGGCATGTTACAAATTGATTTTCTTCAAGTACCGGGTACAGGTTCAGAATATATACAAATTGATTATGATTTAAGAACATTAAAATATAGTTTAAATGATTGTATTAGAAGAGTTAATTTATTAACTAAAGAAATAAATAAGGAGGAATAAGCATGAAAGATACTATGATTGTAATAGAATTATTAAATAAGATATCTAATAAAGAAGAAGTTCCTAAGAGGATTAAATATGGAATTTATGAATACGAGTGGGTTTTTGGAGCAATTGATAACAAATGGAGTTATGCAAGACGAGTTGTAGGAAGTTGTGTTGAGCCTTTCGAAAAAGATTTAAATTTATGCGATTGGGAGACATTAAACAGTACAGTTACTATATTGGAATACGATGAACCATTAAAAGGATTAAAGATGTTAAATTGCACTGATATTGATATTTGTGATCCATTTGAAGTAACGGGTGTTACAAAAGATTGTGTAATAGCAGATATTCAAACACTACAAAAATGGGTAAATAAAATAATTAAAGAAATAAATAAGGAGGACAAATAGATGGATTTTATTGAAGAGCATGGTGTTGCAATTAGTGTAATAATAATTATATTAATAGCAATTTGTGTTATTGTAACAAATATTGAGTGTGAGAAAAACGGTGGAACAATCGTTGGTGGTGGTAAATCACCTATGTATTGTGTTAAGAAAGATGCTATAATTAGCGATTAATAAGGAGGATAAATAAAATGACTAAAGAACAATCACGAAAAGAACTTGAAAATTATAAAAGATTATATGAGGCTTTAAAAATTGAGCATGAAAATTTATTAAAAGAAACGGAAAATATTGAAGCATATAGAGAATTAAATTTAGAATTACAATTAAAAGTAAAAAAGTTAGAAAAAGAAAAAGGAGACCTTGAGGTAATAAGCGATAATTTAAGAACAGAACGTGATACTTATAGAGAAACATATGATATTTTAACAAGAATTGTAGGTGATAAACATTGCTATTAAAAAATAAAAACACTATTTGCGTTATTGGTTTTATTTTGTTTATAATAGGTGTTATGCTTATTAATACAATTTTAGAAAGTAATTGTGAGAAATCAGGTGGCGTTTATGTTAGAGGTTTTAGAGAATCTTTTTGTATAAGGGGTGTAAATAATGATAAATAATATAAATCATTATATTAATGGAGGTGTAAATAAAAGATGTTAACGCTTATATTAGTTATTTGTATAATTGGTTATATATTAATAGAGGTGTTCGGTGATAAGTTGAATGATATAGTTTTTAATATTCAAATTGTATGTATGTTTGTAGGTTTAGTGGTTGCCTTTTTTGATTTTTTTATGCTTATTGCTTATCTAGATACTAGACACATCGATGAAGAAATCAAATTATATGAAGATGCTTTGCAAGAATCAGTAGAGACTTATGGTGTTGATTCGTATTATTATACAAAAAATCATCAAACTCTTATGCAATTAAAACAAGATAAAATACATATTAAAGATTATAAATGGTTATTATATTTTGGAAAGTAGGTGCAAATGATGTCTGAAGAAGATGAAAAACGAGCAAGACAGGATTTAGAAAATAATCTTCCATATGATTATTGTAGAAGTTGCGATTCTCCAGATGGTTTATATCACGAATGGATAGATGAGGACAGTTGGCAATATAAAATTAAAATGCTATTAGAAGAAAAAGATAAAGAAATAGACTGTCAAAATAAATTAAGTGAAAAGGTAGAAAGACTAAATAATATCATGGATGAATTAGCAAAAGATTTGGCAAAGTGGTTAAATAAAATACAAGAATTAAAAGGAGATGATGTCGATGAATAATGAAGATGAATCTAAAAGACGATTAAATAATATTATGCAATTTGTAGAAAATACAGTTATTATAGGTGGGTATGGATATGATTATAGAAAAGCTATAAGAATGTTATACGAAGGTTGTGAATATGATGATGTATTAAATTGGTATAGCACACAGATAGGAGCTGAATAATAGAATGAGTGAGGGAGCAATAAAACATTATATTAATGAGTATTTTGAAAAATATTGGGGTGTATCTTTTGATAAATTTCTTGAAAATAAAGAAGAGTCTGATGAAATTAGGGAATGGGCTTTGAAAGAGGTTAAAAGATTAAAAAATAAAAATGAAGAATTAAAAGGCCAATTAGAATTTTCAAAGTTGAGTAATCCTGAAATGAATTTGAGATATTCTAAATTGGTTAATTCTAATAGACGAAAAATAAATTGTTTACGAGAGGAAAACAAAAAATTAAAAGAACAATTGAGACAAAAGAAAAATATATTAAAAGCAATTGAAATAATTTTAAAGGCTGATTATAGTTCATCTATTGATATTTTGAAATATATAAATGAATTAGGAGGTACAGATGAAGAAATTATTTAAAGTGAATGGTGACGATTATGTTGTTGCTGGTAATTATCAAGAGGCTATAGAAACATGGCTAAAGTATTATAATAAATCCTGCTATATGAATCAAAATGATATAAAATCAATAGAATTAGTAAAGAATGAAGTTATAGTGGAGGAATAATAGAATGATTTGGTTATTGACAATTATTATAGCATGTATTATAATCTGGAATATATTTGCCATATATGCATTATATAATCTAGATGGTATAATGTTCGATATATGCGCAATTTATTTTAAAGCTATATATGCACTATTTTTAATAGGAATATTATTAGGAATTAGTTATGGGATAAGTTATGGCATATTAGATGCTATGTGTGAAACAAAAGGTAATGATGCTAAATATTGTGAGGTGATTAAATGATAGGATGGATTGTTGGAATTATATTGATGGCAATATTAGGATTATTTTTATATTGTTGTCTAAACATTAGTGATAAATATTATGAAAGAGAACTACATGAGATTTACGACGAAGCTTATAGGAATTATAGAAAGAGAGAAAAGGAGGAAGATAAAAATGAGTCGGCTGAAAAGGAATAAAATTAGGGGTGCGATATTAGCTTTATTTTGTGTATTTGTGTTAGGTTTGGCGGTTATTTTTATAGGTAACCATCTAATTTATCATTATTATACAAACAACGCTGAGAAGGCCGTTTCTAGGGCTTACAGAGGGTGTTTTACAAGGGTTGAAAATAGTGATGTTAGCAAAAATATTGAGAGTTTGGAGGAAGAAGAGTATGTTGGAGAAGATATTGAACAAGATAATCAATTGGTATTGGATAACTTACGCGAAGGTAATGAGTATAGTTACGAAACGATAAACTATAGTGACACTTATGAAACTAGAATGACTAGCTATTGGGCTAATGATGGTTATGGTACTGGCGATTGTACTGGAAGTGGTTTATGCAGTTGGGATTTCGGAGTTAATGAGCATGGGTGGTATACTTATAATGGTAAGTTAGTTGTTGCTACAGCTACAACATATTTGACTAAGTATGGTTGGAGTTTAGCTAACGGGGTACGTACGTATAATTATTATGATGAAATTACTTTGGTAATAGATGGTGTTGATTATCCCGCTATCGTTTTAGATTCATGTGGGTCTAGTATGAGTAATGGTAGGATTGATTTATTTGTTAGTGGGGGTTGGGCTGTAAAAGATACGACTATATTAGTGAAAGAATAATAGTGAGGTAACAGATGAACGTAACACATTCATTAATAAGACAATTTAAATTAACTAAATTTGATTTTATGGGTTATCATTTGAATAAAAGTGATGCTACATATCATCATATTACTAAAAAAGAACATGGTGGAGATAAATCTTTTGAGAATGGGGCTGTTTTGATGCCTTATAATCATGAGTATTTGCACTTGATAGAGTATATAGACTTCGAAAAGTATGAGATAATTAACAATATGTTTAGGATTATGCATGCTAAAGGTAGGGTTGATGAGGAAGATTATATACTTATTGGACAGATTTTAAGCTGTTTCGAACGTGAACATGAAGGGCAAAGACGAGCTAAAGGTAAATTATTGATAAAAAATGAGTTTTTAAGGAGGAAATTTAAATGAAAAATGTTAAAAATTATATTGAAAAGGTAAAAAATGTGGTTGAAAAAGAGGAAAATAAGAAGAAAATTAAGGCTTGTGGAGCTGGTTTAGCTCTTGGAATGGCTGGATTTATTGGGTATAAAGTAGGTTGTATGAGAGCAATTGGCAAGATTACTAATGAATTTTATATCATTTTAGAGGGTAAAAATGACCTAAAAAATGCTCTAAAAGAGGCTGTTGAAGAGTCAATTTAGGGTCAAAATTAGTGGACACTTTTGATTTTAAAAGTGGGCAAATGGTCAAAAAAAGTGGGCAAATTGAAAAGTGAGTTAAGAGAGTTAATTGACAAAATGGCAAGAGAAGCCAAAATGGCCAAAAAAAGTGGGCAAATGGCCAAAAATTTTTACAAAAGTGGCCAGCGGAAACCGTTGATATATAAGGATTTTAGCTCAAAATGGTCAAAAACCCACTTTTTTTTTAAAACCGGACGAAAAATAACTTCAAATTGACAAAATGGCAATTTAAAGGTTTTATATTAATATATACATTTTTTGCAAAAAGTGGCCACAAAGGATATTTACAAGGTGAAAGGAGTGATGATGTGCATAGTACATTAGAAGGTCTTACAGATAATGAATTATATTTGTACGAATCTATGTTAAGAATTACATTTCCAATTTATAGAGATGAAAATGTAAAATCCGTTAAAGAATTAACGTCCGATCATTTATTGGTAGAATTCAAAAGTGGATTAAGAACTATATTTTGTAGAAGGGGACAAGAGTTTCTTAATGTCAGAGATCCCGAAGGTTATCATAGTGATGCACAAATACTTTATGAGTTTAAACACATGGTTATATATTGGATGCGACGTAGAGGCATGACTCAACAACAATTAGCTAAAATGACTGGTTATTCAGAATCAGCTATATCCAGATACATTAATCATAATCGTATGCCAGATATATTAGTATTGTCAAAATTAGCAAATGCACTAGATGTAACTATCGATGCATTCTTTTTATATTATTAAAATTAGGAGGATATTTTATGTATGGATTAATTAGTCTTATATTTGCGATAGCCGGACTAATGTCAAAAAATTTAGAAGCTTTAAAAATAGCTGGACTATTTGCAATAGCCGATGCTATAGTAGCTTTAAAATTTTTTAAAAAATAGTACTCGCGTAAAAATCACGTCCTTTTATAGGAGAGAGATGGAATATCGCTTACTTATTGTAACTTATTCTGTCTTCCTCTTTTCTTTTTTATTTAGGAGTGATTAAAAATGAAATTGGAAAGTGAGTTTCAACATAATTTGAAAAAAGAGTTGAAAGAATTGCTTCCGGGTTGTATGATACTTAAGCTAGACCCGAATGATACTCAAGGTATTCCAGACTTATTAATTCTATATGAAAATAAATGGGCTACTTTGGAAAACAAAAAATCAGCAAAAGCAAAACATCGACCTAATCAAGATTATTATGTTGAAAAAATGGATAATATGTCATTTTCAAGATTTATATATCCAGAGAACAAAGAAGAGGTTGTTGAGAAACTCACTTCCTTTTTCAATAAATAGAAAGGAGCGATATAAATGATATTTAAAAATCATTCTAATCTCGAAGGTACTCATGCACCATTCTCAGCAAGTAAATCAAGTTGGTTAAGATATACCGATGAGAAAATAGTAGAGGTTAGAGATAACATGAAAGCAAAAGAGCTAGGAACTCGTTTGCATGAATGGGCTGCAGAAACTATAAAGCTAGGTATTAAAATGCCTAGAACAAAGAAAACTATAAATGCATATGTTAATGATGCTATTGGTTTTAATATGACTCCAGAAGTGGTTTTATTTTATTCTATGTATTTTTATGGTACAGCAGATACTATAAACTACAATGAAAAAACAAAGGTGTTAAGAATACATGATTTAAAGACTGGTAAAATTCCAGCGCATATGGATCAATTGATTGTGTATGCTGCATTATTTTGTTTGGAATATAAAGTTGACCCTAAGGAGTTAACATCAATAATATTAAGAATATATCAATGTGACGATATTATAGAGTATTTACCAACTGCTGAAGAAGTAATTGATGTTATGAATATAATTGTTCATTTTGATAATGTGTTAAGAGAGGGTGATAATTAGAATGAGTCAAAAATTAGCTGATGAAATAATTAGTTATTTGGGTTCTTCTAAATGGTCTGAAGAGGAATTTCTAGAACATGTCGGATTAGACCATATTGAATCTAAAGTTGGTCCAGGTTCTGGAAGATATCATTATGGTTCTGGTGATAAACCAATTCAAAGACCTAAAGATTTCCTGCAAGAAGTTGAACGATTAAAATTAGGTGGTTGGAAAGAGACTCCTGAAAATATTAAAAATACTTTTGGATTATCTATAAATGATTACAGAGCAGAAAAAAGAATCTGTAAAGAAGACAGACAAGCAGTTATATTTTCTAGAGTAAGAAAAATAATGGAAGAACATCCTACTTGGGGAGATACTCAAATAGGTAGAGAATTAGGAAATGTTAGTGAATCTACAGTTAGAGGCTATAAACTACAGATGGCTAAAACTAAAGAAAATCAAACTAGAGATTTGGCAGCTTCTCTAAAGAAAAGAATAGATGAATCTAAATATGGAATGATTGATGTTGGTAAAGGTGTAGAAAAAGAAATAAATGTATCTAGAGAAAAATTAGATGCTGCTTTATATTTACTAGAAAAAGAAGGCTACGGAACATATAGTAACCGTATTCCACAACCAACAAATAAAAATAACCAAACCATTCAAAAAGTATTATGTAAACCAGAAATAAAACCATCAAAAGGAAAAAGTACACCTGCTGAATTATATAATTATGACCAGATTGAAACACTAACAAAATATATTTCTAGAGATAATGGTAAAACATTAGAAAAGAAATTTAATTACCCAGAGTCATTAGATTCTAAGAGATTGAAAATAAGATATGCTGAAGATAAAGATTCTGATGGTATTAAAGGTGTTGATAAAGATGGTGTTATTGAATTAAGAAGAGGTGTTAAAGATTTAAGTCTTAATGGCGACCATTATTCTCAAGTTCGTATATTAGTTGATGGAACACATTATTTAAAAGGTATGGCTGTTTATGGCGACGACAAAGACTTTCCACCAGGAGTAGATGTTATATTCAATACTAATAAACCTAGAGGAACTCCAGTTATGGACCCTGATAAAAATGTAAAACAAGTATTGAAAAATATTAAGAACGATCCAGAAAACCCTTTTGGTTCTACAATAAAAGATGCAGACCAAGGTGGACAATATTGGTATACTGATGAAAAAGGTAAAAAGAAATTAGGTTTAATTAATAAGAAATCAGCTGAAGGTGATTGGACTGAATGGTCTGATGCATTACCTTCACAATTCTTATCTAAGCAAAGTATTACATTGATTAAGAAACAGTTAGGTTTAGCAAAAGCAAACAAAACAGAAGAGTTCGAGGAAATAAATAATTTAACAAATCCAGTTATAAAGAAATACTATCTTCAAAAGTTTGCTGATGGTTGTGATAAGGCTGCTGTAGATTTAAAAGCCGCTGCTTTACCAGGACAAAAATATCATGTTATTATACCTAATAATACATTAAAAGAAGACGAAGTTTATGCTCCTGGGTATGCTGATGGTACTAAATTAGCATTAATAAGATATCCACATTCTGGAACATTCGAAATTCCAGTATGTACTGTTAACAATAAAAATAAATTAGGACAAAAATTAATTGGCAAATCGGATACTATTGATGCTGTATGTATTAATAAAAAAGTAGCAGACCAATTATCAGGCGCTGATTTTGATGGCGATACTGTAATGTGTATTCCAACTGACGATCCTAAAGGCAGAGTAAAAGTTTCTAGAAGACCATATTTACAGGATTTGAAAGACTTTGATCCTGGAATGTATGAAGGTGAACCAGTTTACGATTCTAATGGTAAAATAAAAACAGATAATAAAGGTAACAAAATATATAAATATGACGGTCATGAATTTACAGCTATGTCAAACAGAACTAAACAAAGAGAAATGGGTGTAGTTTCAAATCTTATAACTGATATGACATTACAAGGTGCTAATGACAAAGATTTAGCAATGGCTGTTAAACATTCTATGGTTGTTATTGATGCTGAAAAACATAAATATGATTATAAAGCAAGTGAAATAGATAATGAAATATCTAGATTAAAAGCAAAGTATCAAATAAAGAGAGATGCTGATGGAAATGTTATAGGTTATGGTGGAGCAGGAACTATTGTTTCTAGAGCTAAAGGAGAAGAAAGAATAGACAAAAGACAAGGACAACCTAAAGTAAATATTAAAGGTAAATCCTATTATGACCCAAATAAACCAGAAGGTTCTCTAATATACACTCAAGCAGACCCTAGTAAACTATACTTTGCTGTAAGTAGCATCGACCAAACTACTGGTATAAGGACTATGACTACTATAGATGGTAAAAAGATATCCTATGATACAAGGGATCCTAAGGCTAAAGATAAATATGCCCCAGTATTACATGTAGCTAAAGATGGTACTGGATATTATACAAATAAAAAAGGTGACATAATTTATAGAACCACTAAAAGAACTGATACAAGTACAAGAATGGCTGAAGCAGACGATGCTAGAACCCTAATAGGAGACCCTCATAATGCTAAGGAGATAGCCTATGCTGACTATGCTAATAGTCTAAAATCACTAGCTAATAATGCTAGACTAGAGATATATAATACTAAGAACTTACAATATAACCCTACCGCTGCTAGACAGTATGCTAAACAGGTTAGCTCACTAGAAGCTAAGCTAAATGACGCACAGAAGAACGCATGGAGGGAGAGGGAAGCATTACGTAAATCTAATGTAGAATTAAGTAAACGTATATCTGAGGACCCTTCATTATCAGGAGAAGACCTTAAAAAGCTTGGCCAACGTTCTCTAAGCAAGAATAGAGAAGAGATAGGGTCTGTTTCTAGAAGAAAACGTAATATAACAATTGATGACGAAGAATGGGAAGCTATACAAGCAGGCGCTATAAGTAACAATAAATTAAAGCAAATACTTGACAATTCAGATCCTGATTCTTTAAGACAAAGAGCAATGCCTAAACCACAAGTTTCACTTTCGCCAGCACAAATAGAAAGAGCTAAGCGAATGGCTGATTCTAACTTTACTATAGAACAAATAGCTAAAAAGATGGGCGTTTCTAAGTCTACACTTTATAAGTATTTGAAAGGAGTTGAATAATCTATGAATAATGAAGAAGAAACAAAAGAATTCATGTTAACGACAATTGATAATCCTTATAATCCTTTCACACAATTTGATGAATGGTTTCAGTTTGATGTTGACAATAATTATTCAACTTGTTCAAAGATTGCAAGACTTGCAAACATTAAAGATTACATGTCAAATGCTCAAAAAGATGAAGAAACAGCAAAAGCTATTGATAGATTAATTGAAATTGATCCTTTTGATGTGTATGTAAAGGTATATAGTACCGAAAAAGACATAGGGGAGGGGGTCTAAAAACATACCCCCCGTCCTTTATCGCGCCCCTCTTTAAAAATTCTCCGGAAAGGATTTTTGAAAAAACATTTTAGCATAGGTAGTGCTTAGTGTGACTTATAAGTTGAAATGACATTTTATCGCAGCTCACTCCTAATTATTTAAACGTATAAAAAGACATCATTTATATCGCTCCTTTCCTTGTAAACCACCATAAAAACTATACATAAAGTCCTTATAAGTCACGCTAAGCATTATCTATACTATTATAAAAAGCTAGATAAATAGTTAGAAAGGAGTGATGACTATTACAAAAGTATCTAACGATATGAAACCTGCTCTAACTCCAGAAGCTAAAGAGAATCAAATGATATACTTAGCGACCTCACTAGCCGAAAAACAATTAAAAGATGGTACTGCATCTTCTCAAGTAATAACACATTATTTAAAATTAGCAACTGAAGAGACACGAAGAAAAAATAAATTACTAGAAATGCAAACTAAGTTAGCCGCTGCTAAAACAGAATCATTAGAATCTGCTAAAGAAATAGAAGAACTATATAAAGAGGCTATAAAAGCAATGAACCACTATAAAGGTCTTGATGAGGAGAATGAATTAGAGAATGGTCAACAATAAAAATATTAAAACTTATTCAGAATTAAGTAAGTTAAAAACTTTTGAAGAGCGATTTGATTACCTTAATCTAAACGGAGTAGTTTGTGAAGAGACTTTTGGTTTTGATAGATATTTAAACCAAAAATTTTATAATTCAACTGAATGGAGAAATATTAGAAATAGAGTAATAGCTAGAGATAAAGGTTGTGACTTGGGATGTGATGGTTATGAAATAAATTATGACAAAATATTAATTCACCACATGAATCCAATAACTCAAGATGATATAATAAATAAATCAAAATATTTATTAGATCCTGAGTATCTTATAACAACTGTTAAAAAAACTCATGATGCTATACATTATGGTGATAGGAGTGAATTATATCCAGAACCAGTTGAAAGATTTAAAAATGATATGTGTCCATGGATACATTAAGGAGGAATAAAAAATGAGTAGAAGTAACTATAGAAGTTATTATAAAGAAAAAGAAAATAATGAAGATATTAAAGATAATATCGTAGATAATGTTGAAGATGATGTTAAAGATGATATCGTAGAAGACATTAACGATGATGTTAAAGATGACGTTGTAGATAATGTTGAAGATGATGTTAAAGATGATATCGTAGAAGACATTAACGATGATGTTAAAGATGACGTTGTAGATAATGTCGAAGATGATGTTAAAGATGATGAAATAACAGTAGGTGTTGTTGTTAATTGTACAAGATTAAATGTTAGAAGAACTGCTAATAGATTATCAAAAGTTTTAACAGTAATAGAAAAAGGAACTAGTGTAATTATAGAAAACGCAAAACCATCTAATGGATTTTACAAAGTAAAAGTAGATGATATAGAAGGTTATTGTGTAAAAGATTATATAGAAATTAGATAAGGTGATTGCTTATGTTTGATGAAAGCATATTAGACTCTATAAAGAAAATGCTAGGTATAGAACCATCTTGTGAAGATTTCGATTCAAGTATAATAAGTCACATCAACACTGCTTTCATGACATTAAATCAGTTAGGTGTTGGTCCTGAAAAAGGATACCGAATAAAAAATAATTCTAATGAATGGAAAGAATTCATAAATGAAGATATGCAGTTAGATGATGTTAAAGACTATATTTATTTAAAAGTTAAAATGATATTTGACCCACCTATAAATGGTTCAATTATAGAATCTTACAAACAAACTATTCAAGAATTAGAATGGCGATTAATGATAAAAGGAGATGAGTAATAATGGATAATCAACAAAATAACTCAGATGAATTATATCATTATGGTAGAATAGGAATGAAATGGGGTCAACATATATTTGGTGATATTAAAAAAACAGCCCTAGCATATGTTAAAAGAAAAAATAAAGAAAAGAACATAAATGAAAATACCAAAATGCAAATAAAGAAATTAAAAAAGCTTGCTAAAGAAGAAGCAAGAAAAAGAAAATTTCAGAAAAAGCAAAATAAAAAAATAGCAAACGCTAAAAAACATATATTAGATAAATATGGTATAGATTATGGTAAAGACAATGTCCCAAATAAAGAAAAACCAGTTACAAAAAGTAACCAATTATCTAAAAAACAAATAAAAAATCTATCAGATACAGATTTAAGTGAACGTTTAAAAAGATTAGAAAATGAGAAAAAACTTATAGAATTACAGAGTTACCATGCTACACTAGGTCAAAAATTTATACGATCAGCCATGAAAGATCTGCTTATTCCAGGTGCTATCAAAGCCGGAAAAGAACTAACAGCTAAGTATTTACAAAAATATGGCGATATGGGACTTGAAGCCCTTGGTGAAGAATTAAATAAAAAGAGGAAAAAGTAATGGCATTATCTAATACAGCTACACCTAAGTATTACGCTATGTTTAGGGATGCTGTAATAAAGGGTGAGATAGCGATAAATGAAAACATCGAAATGGAAATGAACCGAATCGATGAATTAATAAAAAATCCTGGCTTTTATTATGACGATAAAGCTATGGATGGTTGGATAGATTTTTGTGAAAACGAATTAACACTAACAGACGGTAGTGATTTGAAATTACTCGACTCATTTAAATTATGGGCCGAAGAATTGTTTTGTTGGTATTATTTTGTAGAACGTAGTGTATATATGCCATCTAAAGATGGATATGGTGGTTATTATGTTAGAAAAAAGATTAAAAAGAGATTAATAAATAAACAATATCTTATAGTAGCGAGAGGAGCCGCTAAATCGCAATATCAATCATATATTCATCAATATTTTTTAAATGTAGATACATCAACCACACATCAAGTTCACATAGCACCAACAATGTATCAAGCAGAGCAAGTATTAGCGCCAATGAGAACCTCTATAGCCAGAGCTAAAGGCCCACTGTTTAAATTTTTAACAGAAGGTTCTATAAATAACACAACTGGTAATAGAGCGAAAAGACCAAAATTGGCTCCTACAAAAAAGGGTATTGAAAATTTCTTAACTAATTCATTAGTAGAAATAAAACCAATGTCCATAGATAAAGTTCAAGGACTAAATAGTAGAATAAATACTGTTGATGAATGGTTATCAGGCGATATAAGAGAAGATGTTATAGGTGCACTTGAACAAGGAGCTTCTAAAAACGATGATTATCTTATAGTTGCTGTTAGCTCAGAGGGTACCGTAAGAAATGGTCCTGGTGATACAATCAAAATGGAGCTTATGGATATTCTAAAAGGCGAATATTACAATCCACATGTGTCTATATGGTGGTATAAATTAGATAGTATAGATGAAGTAGGTCAACCTGATAAATGGATAAAAGCAAATCCAAATTTAGGTAAAACGGTTTCTTATGAAACATACCAGCTCGACGTAGAAAGAGCCGAAAAAGCCCCTTCTAATAGAAATGATATTTTAGCTAAACGTTTTGGAATACCAATGGAAGGTTATACTTATTTCTTTACCTATGAAGAAACATTACCACATAGAAAATCTGAATATTTCGGTATGCCATGTTCTTTAGGGGCCGATTTATCTCAAGGTGACGACTTTTGTTCATTTACTTTCTTGTTTCCACTTCGCGATGGAGCTTTTGGTATAAAAACAAGAAATTATATAACTGAAAGAACCTTAAATAGATTACCGGGAGCCATGAGATTAAAGTATGATGAATTTATAAATGAGGGTACTTTAATAATAATGGATGGTACTATATTAGACCCTATGGAGATATATGATGATCTTACTCAATATATAGAGGATGTCCAATATGATGTTAGATCATTTGGATATGACCCATATAATGCAAAAGATTTTGTAGAAAGATGGGAAAGAGAAAACGGACCATATGGAATAGAGAAAGTAATACAAGGAGCTAAGACTGAATCGGTTCCATTAGGAGAAATAAAAATGTTAGCCGAAGACAGATTACTACTATTCGATGAATTAATAATGAAATTCACTATGGGTAACTGTATAATATTACAAGATACTAATGGTAATAAAAAGTTATATAAGAAAAGATCAGACCAGAAAATCGATTCAGTAGCTGCTATGATGGATGCTTATGTAGCTTATAAAAATAATAGAGAAGCTTTTGAATAAGGAGGAAACAGAATGGAATTATACCACAGTGATAAATATCTAGGAACTGATTATTCTGATGGAATTAAGCATTGGAAATATGTAAAGAGAGAAATGAAAAATGGACGATGGGTTTACTATTACGATACAACACCTTTGGCTAACGAAAAAGAAGGATTGAAAAGAAATATAAAAACCGATAAATATATGTTAAAATATCAATTACGAGATATTACACCACAGAGGGATGGTAGGTTATATGGGCCATCGTATTATAAAAGAGCCCTACGTCAAGATCGTATCGATTTAGCAAAAACAAATGCTAAAATGAAAGGTATAAAAATAGCTACTAAATCACTAAATGAAATTTCCAAATATCGTGATATTGGTAAAAAGAAAATAAATAAAATATTTAATAAATTAAAGAATAAAAGAAGGTGATATTAATGTATGTTTTAACTATAACCGAAAATAATGAATTAAAATATTTTTCTAATCTATCATATAATGGTATTTTTACTGATTCTGATATACATAGGTCTGTTATATTTACTAGTTCGTCATCAGCTGCTAGTCAAAGTGCTATATTACATGAAATCGATGCTAATAGAACATTTACTGTAAAACAAATAACATTACAAGATATTAGTTAGGAGGTGATATAGTGAATGATGATCAAAATAACAGCCTAAAACATTTTGGTGTACCTGGAATGCGATGGGGTGTAAGGAGAACATCTGAACAATTAGGTTATAAAATTGATAAATATCGTAATAAAAATGCTAAATTAAGTGATTATGCTAAACAGCAACGTAGTAAATCAGAAGAATTAGCTAAAAAAGCTTTAAAATTTAGAAATAAACAATCTAAATGGCAAAAGAAATTAGATAAAGCGACTGCTAAAAAAGCAAAATTTGATTATGCTGTATATAAACAATCTAATAAACGTATCGGTAAGCCAAATATTGAGAAAATAGCAAAATATACAGCTAAAGCTATACAGCAACAGCATAAAATAGAAAAAGCACAAAAGCATATTAAATTTAATAAATACCAATTAAAATCAGACAAGGCTAAAGCAAAAGCTTTAAAAGCCGAAAAATATATAAAGAAAAATGAAAGAATGATATCTATGTATAAAAACACTATACGAGATATTGATTCTGGAACTATTAATACTGGTAAAAGTTTTATAATGAAATATTCTAAACCAGATAAATAAAATAATAAGGAGGATTTAGAATGGACACAACAATCGGGTCTAGACTAAAAAAAGCAGTAAATGTTTTTTTAAATAGGGACCCTACAGAATATAGAACTAATGTTATAACATATAGTAATGGAGGATATAGACCCGATAGAAGACGATTAACAAGAGGTAAAGACCGAACTATAGTAAATACTATATTTAATCGTATAGCATTGGATGTTGCTTCTGTAAATATATCACATTGTAAAACAACAGACGGTAAATTCGAATCAGAAATTAAATCTGGTTTAAATGAATGTTTGAAACTTGATGCTAATCTGGACCAAACAAGTAGAGCCTTTATACAAGATGTTGTAGTATCAATGTTTGATGAAGGATGTGTTGCTGTAGTTCCAGTAGATACTGATATAAATCCAAATAATTCTACATCTTTTGATATACTTAGTATGCGAACTGGAAAAATAACAGAATGGTATCCTGATAGTGTAAAAGTTAATGTATATAATCAGAAGACTATGAAAAGAGAAAATGTTATAATATCTAAATCTAAAGTAGCTATAATCGAAAATCCATTTTATTCAGTAATGAATGAGCCAAACTCTACGTTATCAAGATTATTGAATAAATTGGCATTACTCGATATGGTTGACGACCAAACATGTTCTGGTAAATTAGATTTAATAATTCAATTACCATATAGTGTTAAATCAGCTACAAGAAGATCTCAAGCTAATGATAGAGTAGTAGATATTGAGGATCAATTGAAAAATTCGAAATATGGAATAGCTTATATTGATGGTACTGAAAAAGTAACACAATTGAATAGACCTCTAGAAAATAATCTAATGAAACAAGTCGAATATTGGACGAGCATGCTTTTCAGCCAGTTGAATATGACACAAGGGATATTAGACGGTACTGCAGATGAAGCTACAATGACGAATTACTATGCTAGAACCATAGAACCAATAATTGCTGGTATAACTGATGAGATGAAACGAAAATTCTTATCTAAGACAGCAAGAACTCAAGGTCAAAGTATAGAATATTTCATTGACCCATTCAGATTAATACCGCCTAAAGATTTAGCAGAGATTGCTGATAAATTCACTAGAAATGAAATTATGACATCTAATGAATTTAGACAAATAATAGGTCGAAAACCATCCAATGATCCGAAAGCTGACCAATTGATAAACAGTAACTTAAATCACCCAGAAGAATCAAATAACACGTTACCAGATAATCAAAATGAGCCAACTAACGATCAAGAAAACGAACCAATTAATGGTCAAGAAAATGAGCCTGTATCTGGCGAAATGTCAGAAGAAGAAGCTCAAGCAATATTTGAATCACTCGATGAAAAACAACAACAAGCTATGTATGTTATCATCGGTGAAATATTAAATGATGAAACATAGAAAGGAGAAATAACATGAGTGAACAATATGATTTTAGTGGTTGGGCTACAAGAAACGATATTCAATGTTCCGATGGTAGAACAATTAAAAAGAATGCGTTCAAAGATAATGATGGTCAAAAAGTACCTTTAGTATGGAACCATAATCATGACGATGTTAACGAAGTATTAGGTCATGCTCTATTAGAAAATCGTGATGAAGGTGTATATGCATATTGCAAATTCAATACGACAGAAAATGGAGAGAATGCCAAAAAATTAGTTGTTAATGGCGATATCGATAAATTATCTATTTATGCTAATCGACTAAAATCACAAAATAATAATGTAATACACGGATGTATTAGGGAAGTTAGCCTTGTTCTAGCTGGAGCTAATCCAGGAGCTTATATAGATACTGTTATATGCCATAACGATGAATCTGGCGAAGAAGAGGAAGAGGGAACTATCTATACTGACTCTGTTATTAATGTTATTGATACTGATAACAATGATGAAGAAGAAACACCATCAGAAGAAGTAGCACATTCAGATGAAGGAGGTAAAAATATGGAAGATGAAAAAGAAACAAGCGAAAAGACTATCGAAGATGTTTTCAACACATTAACTGACGAACAAAAACAAGCTGTTTATGCAATCGTTGGTGAAGCACTAGAACATGGTGATGACGAAGAAGACAATGACGATAAAGAAGATAATGATGAAGAAGGAGAAGAAAATAGTATGAAACATAATTTATTTGAAAAAGATAATCCAGTAGAAACAACTCTACAACATAGTGATGAAGAAAACATTATTAAATTAGCTAAAGATTGTGGAAGCTTTAAGAAAGCTTTAGAAATTTATATGAATGATAACGAAAGTTTAAAACATAGTTTTGAAGATATCACTCAACTATTCCCAGAATATAAATTATTAAATCCAGGAGCACCTGAGAAACTAGATGAAAATTGGGAATGGGTAAATAGAGTATTATCTAGAGCTAAGAAATCACCAATTTCTCGTGTAAAAACTAGATACACAGATCTTAAAGAAGCTGATATCAGAGCTATGGGATATACAAAAGCTGAAGAAAAGAAATTAATTGGTCAATGGAAATTAAAAGGACGTTCTCATGACCCTCAAACTGTTTATGTTAAAGATAAATTAGACAGAGATGATATAATTGATATCACTGACTTTGACGTAGTTGCATATCAAAAAGGAATCATGGAAGATGCTCTTAAAAGAGAAATCGCCAGAGCTGCATTAATCGGTGACGGTCGTGATCCTGAAGATGAAGACAAAATCAAATCAGCTCATATCCAAGATATTTGGCATGATGCAGAATTATATACAATTCACCAAGATGTAGATGTTGACGCAGCAGCAGAAACACTTCAAGGAACTGAAACTGGAGCTCATTTCGGTGAAAACTATATTTATGCAGAAGCTATCATTCAATCAGCATTATATGCTCGTGAAAAATATAAAGGTAGCGGTTCTTTAGATTTCTATTGTACACCACATTTATTAAATGTAATGTTACTAGCTAGAGATTTAAATGGTCGTAGAATTTATAACTCTAAGAATGATTTAGCACAAGCACTAAATGTTAATGATATTTATACAATTGAACAATTCGAAAATAAGACACGTTCTTATGAAGATGCTACAACTCATGAAACAGTTACTAAGAAACTATTAGGTTTATTTGTAAATATGTCTGATTATCAATTTGGTTCAACTAAAGGTGGAGAAATCACAAGTTTCGAAGATTTTGATATTGACTTCAACCAATATAAATATTTAATGGAAACTCGTTTATCAGGAGCTTTAATTAGACCATTCTCAGCTATCGCTCTTGAACAACCAGTAACAACTAACGCAGATAACACTGACGCAGATAACACTGACGAACAACCAGCTGGGTAGAATAAATTAAAAGGAGAAATTCAAAATGGCTAAATATTATGGGAAAATAGGCTTTCTTGATACATATCAACAATCGCCTGGTGTATGGACAGAGCATATCGTTGAAAAACCATATTATGGCGAATTAACAAGAGATACTAAACGTTACCAACATTCTGAATCAACTAATGATAATATAATGATTTCTAACGTTTTAAGTATAATAGCCGATCCATATGCCAATCAAAATTTCCAAAAAATTTATTATGTAACTTTTATGGGAGCTAAATGGAAAGTAGAATCTGCTGAAGTTCAGTTCCCTAGAATTACATTAATTTTAGGAGGCTTGTATAATGAATAGAAGAGAAGAACTACAAAGTTTGCTAGAAGAGCTTTTAGGAAATAAAAATGTTTATTATCAAGCTCCTGAAAATTTAAAAATAGAATATCCATGTATAAGATATAGTACTGATGATATAGAATTAATGTTTGCTGATAATAAAAACTATAATAAACGTAAACGATACGAATTAATTATAATTGATAAATTACCAGATAATGAAGTTATTAATAAAATATTAGATTTACCATTATCGTCATATGATCGTCATTATACATCGAATAATCTAAATCATGATGTAATAACATTATATTATTAAGGAGGAATTTAAACTATGGGAAAACTTGTATGGGATCAAACAGGTGAAAAATTTTATGAAACAGGTGTGCAAGATGGAGTTCTTTATCCATATAATAATAACGCATACCAAACAGGTGTAGCTTGGAATGGTTTAACTAACGTAAGCCAATCACCAGAAGGTGCTGAAGCTACTAAATTATGGGCTGATAATAGAGAATATTTAAACTTATTATCAAATGAAACATTTAAAGCAACAATCGAAGCTTATATGTATCCAGATGAATTCAAAGCTTGTAATGGTGAAAAGACTATCGCTACAGGTGTAACAATTGGTCAACAAGCTCGTATGCCATTCGGATTTAGTTACAAAACTAAAGTTGGTAGTGATGCTGATCCAGAAGCAGGATATAAAATCCATATTGTATATGGTTGCCAAGCAGCACCAAGTGAAAAATCTTATGCTACTGTAAATGATAGTCCAGAAGCTATGACATTATCTTGGGAAATTAATACTACACCAGTAAATGTAACAGGTTCTAAACCAACTGCATATCTAGAAATTGACTCTAGAGATTTCAATACTTCAGCTTTAAAAGAAAAATTAACAGCTTTAGAAAATATTTTATATGGAACAAATGCTAGTGGTGATGACCAAGCAACAGATCCAAGATTACCATTACCTGATGAAATAGCTACATTAATTGGCGTTACTCAAGGTTAATTTTTAAATAGGAGAGGAGAATAAATATGTTAAAAAAAACAATTAAATACGAAGATTACAATGGAGTTGAAAGAAACGAGGATTTCTATTTCAATCTAACACAAGCAGAGTTATACCAAATGGAATTAGGTGTTGATGGTGGACTTGAAGAATATATTATGAAAATAATAAAAGCTCAAGACCTTAAAACTATTATTAATTTATTTAAAAAAATAATACTAGAATCATATGGTGAAAAGACAGATGATGGAAGACGCTTTGTTAAAGTTGATGATAATGGAATAAATTTAGCTAATAGATTTGCTCAAACTGAAGCATTTTCACAATTATATATGGAATTAGCAACAAGCGATACAGCAGCTGCGGACTTTATTAAAGGTATAATGCCTAAAGGTATAGACGTTTCAGATGCTAAATTAAATGAAACAGCAAAAGAATTAGGAATTGAAGTTCCTAAATTAAATGAAAAATAAAATATAAAAAGGAGATGAGAGAATGCTTAAGTTGAAAATTTCAGAAAAAGAATTATGGGATGAAAGTAAACAAGAATTTATACAAGTTCCAGCATGTGAGATTCAATTAGAGCATTCTCTAGTGTCTCTATCAAAATGGGAATCAAAATGGCATAAATCTTTTATAAAGGAAAAAATAAGCGGTTCTACTGAAGAAGGTTTAGACTATATAAGATGTATGACAATAACACAAAATGTTAATCCAAATGTATATAAGTACTTAACAGCAGAAGAAATAGAAACAATTTCCAATTATATAAACGATCCAATGACAGCTACGACATTCACAGAAAACAGTACAAGTAAATCAAATGAGTCTATTACAAGTGAACTTATCTATTATTGGATGATTGCGTATAACATACCATCAGAATATCAAAAATGGCATTTAAATAGATTGATAACTTTAATAAGAATCTGTCAAATTAAGAATTCACCTTCTAAGAAAATGAGTAGAAATGATGTAATTAATAGATATGCTGCATTAAATGCTGCTAGAAGAAAACAATTACATTCAAGAGGATAGTTATGATACAATTTAAACAAAAAGGCGATTTCGGAAAATTAGACAACTTTTTTAGGAAAGCTACTAATGTTATTAATATGCGAACTATAAAACAATATTGTGATGAAGGTATAAAACGATTGGAAAAAGCAACACCAAAAGATACAGGATTAACTTCTGAATCATGGTCTTATGACATAAAAAACCAAAACGGTTTGATAACAATATCCTTTTTAAATTCTAATATAAATAAAGGTGTCCCAATAGCTATAATATTACAATATGGACATGCGACTAGAAATGGCGGTTGGGTAGAAGGTATTGATTATATAAACCCGGCTATTAAACCAATTTTCGAGAAAATAGCGGACGATTCGTGGGATTATATAATTAATACAAAAAGACAATAAAATAAAGGAGAGATTTATATGAGCAAAACAGTCGACAAAAAAGTCGTCGAGATGAGTTTCGATAACCGAAACTTTGAAAGAAATGTTAAAACATCATTATCTACTATAGATAAATTGAAATCTAGTTTAAATTTCTCAGGAATGACAAAAGGACTTGATGAGTTATCAGCATCTGCAAACCGTGTAAGTTTTAATCCATTAACAAAAGGAATAGAACAAGTTGGATTACAATTTAATGCTTTGTATTCTATAGCAGACCAGTCTATGAGACGAATAACTAATTCTGTTATGGATTTTGGATTAAATTTAGGAAGAAAATTAATAATAGACCCTAAAAAATCTGGATTTGAAGAATATGAACTCAAAATGGGCTCAATTCAAACAATTATGGCCAGTACAGGTGAGAGTCTAGAAAAAGTTAATGAATATTTAGAGGAATTAAACGAATATTCTGATAAGACAATATATTCTTTTCAAGATATGACATCTAATATCGGTAAATTTACTAATGCTGGAGTTGACCTTAAAGATGCAGTTGATGCTATAAAAGGAGTTAGTAACGAAGCCGCTTTAGCCGGTGCAAATGCAAATGAGGCATCGCATGCTATGTATAATTTTGCACAAGCCTTATCTTCTGGCTATGTAAAATTAACTGATTGGAAATCTATAGAAATAGCAAATATGGCAACTAAAGATTTCAAAAATGAATTAATACAAACCGCTGTCGAGGTTGGTACTCTTACCGATATCGGCGACAATATGTATAAAACTTTAGAAGGAAAAACATTAAACGCAGTACGTGGTTTTAATGAAAGTCTCCAAGATCAATGGTTAACAACAGCTGTTTTGACAGGTACATTAAAAAAATATTCTTCAGAAGAAACAATACTTGGTCAAAAAGCTATAGCAGCAGCCCAAGATGTTAAAACTTTTTCAATGTTAATTGATACTCTAACAGAAGCAGTTCAATCTGGTTGGGCTCAATCTTTTCAAATAATATTTGGAGATTTTAACCAAGCTAAAAAATTATGGACCGGAGCTAGCAATGCATTAGGAGCTGTAATAGATGGTGTTGCTACTATAAGAAATAAATACTTAAATAGTTTCTTAGGTAAAACATTTACTAAAACTTTTGATGCTATGTCAGAAGCGTTTTCTTCTGTAAAAGAATCAACAGATGGATTAAAAGATGCTGTTAAAACGGTAGCTGATTATGCTAATGTCGTAGATGAAATTATTAATGGCATATGGGGTAATGGACAAGCCAGATGGGATAAATTGTCTGAAGCTGGATATGATTGGGCTCATGCTCAAAATCTAGTTAACGAACGACTTGGGGTTAGTTTACGAAGGGAAACTAGTTATGTAGAATCTACTAATTCTGTAGCAGAAGCAACTGGAAAGCTAGATGAGGCTACTAAAGATTGGATTTCTAATATGGCTGAGGTCATTAAGAAACGAGATGAAGGACAAGAATTAAATGAATCAGAACTTATATTCTTAGAAGAGTATAATCAATTATCTGAAAAACAAAAAGAAGCCATTAATCAAATTGTAAGATTATCAAAAAGATTAGCTATGCCTGTTAAAGAATTACTTCATAACATGGACGATATAAATGGTCGTTGGTTATTAATGGAGTCTTTTGGTAATATTGGAAAAACTATTATAACAATATTTCATGCAATAGGAAAAGCATGGGTTGAAGTATTTCCTCCAAAAGATGCTGGAGCAGCACTATTCAATTTAACCACTGGTTTTTATAGATTAACTAGAATCATAAGAGATTATTTAGGTGAAATAAATGATCATGACGGTGTTGTATCTAATGCCGAAAATCTAGTAAAGATATTTAAAGGTTTATTTGGTGTAATAGGAGTTGTTTCTGACTCCATAAAAGGAGTATTAACAATAGCCCTACAAAGTCTTGGAAAAATCTTAGGTTTAGTAATAGATCCAAGTGCTACATTCCTAGACATATTAGGAAGTTGGGGAAATGTACTATATGAAGCTACAAGTGCTGCTAGGAAATGGATAAAAGAAAATGTAACATTTAAAAAAGTTACAGATACTATTATACCAGCTATTATAAATTTGGTTAAGAAAACAAAAGAATTTATAACTACTAACGAAACTGTTCAAAAAGTTTTAGAAATTATAAAGAGATTATTTGATGATTTAAAAACAAGTCTTGTTGACTTTGCAAAGCAACTTATTAGTTCAGATAGTATAATAAGAAAAGTATTTGGTAACTTATTTACCAGATTAAATACCTGGATGAACGGTATGAAAAACGTAGACAATATACCTATGTATATTATAACTGGTTTACTAAAAGGAATAACACAAGAAGGTTCCAAAGTAATAGATTACATGATAAATCTAGGTACTAATATGATAATGTCATTCCGAAAAATACTACATATAGAATCTCCATCTAAAGAATTCTTTAAGATTGGTAAATTTATAATGTTAGGTTTAATATTAGGTATTGCTTCACAAGCTGGACCATTAAAGAATCTTGAAGGTGATGTATTAGGTGGAATATTAAATTTTGGAACATCTATAAAAGATTCTATAACAGGTGGTTTTAAAGGTATAGCAGATACATTAAGTGGCATAGACTATAGTAAAATGTTTGCTGTAGGACTTGCTGGCGGAATGATGTATTTAACTAAACAAATAAATGATACTGTTAATAATGTTATAAAATTAGCTGAAGGTGTAATATCACCACTAAAATCATTCTCTAAAATGTTAGATAGTGTATCAGCATCTGTTAAAACATTAACTGCCGATATAGGAGCAGCTAAAAAAATGGATGCTAAAACATCATTGATAAAAGGAATTGCTTTAAGTATGTTAATGATAGCTGGAGCAATGTATATAATATCAAAGATTGAACCAGATAGATTATTATCAGCTGCTACGGTATGTGGTATAATGATTGTTGTATTAACAGCTTTATATGCTTTAATTGATAAACTATCTGGAGCAGGCGGTGGCATAAGCGGAAGCGTGGACGCAAATGCTAAAAAAGCTACTTTAAACATAGGACCTATTATAGGAATGTCTATAGCATTATTAGCGATGGCTATTGCATTGAAAAAGTTATCTGTAATAGATTCTTATTCATTACTTAACGCCATCTGGTCATTAATTGTAGTAATAGGTGCAATGTCTGTATTGTTAGCTGCTATAGGTGGTTTGTCTAAATGGTTAAAAATAAGTGGTGAAGAATTATCTAGTGTATCTAAATCATTAAAGAAAGTAGCATCTTCTTTATTATTGATGTTAATAGTTGTTAAATTAGCTTCTAAAATATCCATAGAAGAAGTTAAACAAGCAATGTATTCAATAGGATTAATAACAGCTATGTTTGCAGCATTTATATTATTCACTAAAACAGCTGGTAATAATGCTGATAAAGCGGCTTGGTTATTAGGTTCTTTATCTTTGTCATTATTACTTATGGTCGGTGTTATAAAAGTAGCATCCATGCTCGATAAAAAATCTATCACAAGAGGAATGGGTGTAGTTGCTGGTGTAACTGCTATAATGGGAATATTAATAGCATTCTCTGCAAAATCAGGAGAGCATGCCGCTAAAGCAGCTGCATTAGTTGGATCATTTAGTTTGGCAATGTTTGGTTTAGTTATATCTATGAAAATATTATCTACCATCCCATCATCAGGTATTAAGAAAAGCCGAGATGTAATAGTTGGAATTGGTATAATATTTGGATTATTAATAGGTATGTCGCATTTTTCAGGTGAAAACGCTACTAAGGCAGGAGTTATGTTATTAATGGTTGCTGGAGCTTTAGCTATGTTAACAGCTGTTATATACATACTTTCAACAATGAGTGTTGAATCACTAGCTAAAGGAACTGCTGTAATAACTATTATAGGTATTATGTTTGCTGGACTTATAAAATCCACTGAAAAATCAAAAGATGCCGCTAAAACTATAACTGGATTATTAATAGCTATGGGTATATTATTAGGTTTTGTAATAGCACTAAGTACAGTAGACCCGATGTCTTTATTATCAGCTACTTCAGCAATAGCTGCTATAATGTTATCATTAGCTGCATTACTAAAATCAGTTGATAAAATAGATAAAGGATCTATAAAATCATTAGCTATAGTATCTGGTATATTATTAACTACTTTGGGTATTATGGCTTTTATAATTATGCAATTAGCTAAGTTAGACCCGGAAAGAGCGTTAGCTTCTGCTGGAGCATTATCTATGCTATTAGTAACTTTATCCGGAGCATTAGCTACCGTAGCATTAGTTTCTAAAGTAGGAACAAAGAATGCAGCAACAGGTGTAGCATTACTTACGATAATGTCAGCTACAATATTACCTATATTAACATTATTATTATCACAACTTGTTAAATTAGATCCTGAAAAGTCTATGAAAATGGTACAATCATTATCACTAATGTTATTAAGTATGACTGCTGTATTAGGTGCTTTAACATTAATAGGATTAGGTGGACCGGCAGCTACGACTGGGATAAAAGCATTATTAGTTTTAATCGCAGCATTCGGCATATTATTAGTAGCTTTTGGTGTAATAAATAAAAGATGGAAAGAAGCTTCTAAATTCTTAGAATCAGGGATACCTATGTTGACTGCTATAGGAAATGCCATAGGTTCATTTGTAGGTTCGATAATAAAAGGATTCAGTAATCAAACAATAGCTTTATTGCCAAAATTAGGAAAATCATTATCATCATTTATGAAAGAAGCATCGTCATTCTTTGAAGGTTCTGGAAAGATACCAAAAGACTTAGCTATTAGATTAGGCAGTCTATCCGCTGGAGTAATAGCATTAACAGTTGCCGAGTTTGTATCTTCTATGGGTAGTATATTATCTTTAAGATTTAGTTTAGCCGTATTCGGAAAAGAATTATCTTCTTTCATGACTAATCTAGATCCTTTCTTAAAAGGTGCTGCTAATATAAAACCAGGAGTATCAAAATCTATAAAAGCCCTTTCTGAGGGAATATTAGCATTAACAACTGCCAAATTTTTAGATAATATACCAATATTAGGACGTTCATCTATTGCTAAATTTGGAGAACATATATCTGAATTAGGTGATGGTTTAACTAAATTTAGTAAAAGTGTTTCTAGTATATCAAATATAAAAACAGTAAAAGCAGGAGCACAAGCTTTAAAATATATAGCTGATGCAGCTGCCGAAATACCTAATTCAAAAGGTATGATATCATGGTTTACTGGTGATAATGATGCTAGGACATTCGCCGCTGGCTTAGGTTCTATAGCATCTGGTATAGTAGGTTTCTGGGATAACCTAAATCAAGCTGGATTTACAGAAGATAGTTATAAATTAGTAAAAGCTGGAGCTAAATCTATAAAACAATTAGCATTAGTATCTGCTGAAGTTCCTAATAGCGGAGGATTATTAGCTGGAATTGTTGGTGATAATAAATTATCACTATTCTCAGAAGGATTCATTAAAATCGCCAGAGGTATATCAGGATTTGTTACTATATTTAATAAAAATGGTACCACTGCAGAAAGTTTAAATATAGTTGGACCAGCGTGTACTGCAATAAAACAATTAGCAAATGTATCCAAAGAAGTACCTAATGCTGGCGGATTATTGTCTGGAATTGTCGGTGATAATGATTTATCTGCTTTTGCAGAAAATTTACCTGAATTAGCATCTGGACTTACTGGTTTTATCCAAGGATTGAATGATGAAGGTTTAGATAATACTAGTATGCCTATAGTTACGAATTTAATTAAAGGTATGTCAAGTTTATTAAAAACATTAAAAGGTGCTGGTCTTAAAGATACAGTATCTATGGCTGAACAATTGAAAAAAATGTCATCAGCTATTTCTGATTTTATGTCTAATATAGCAACTATTCCGGATGATACACTTACTAAATCTATTGATAAAATCGGACAAGTCATAAATTTTGTAAAAGGTTTCGAAAATTTAAAAATAGAACCAATTACTAATTTATCAAGTGCGTTGAAAAAACTAGGTAATAGTGGAATAAAAGGGCTTGTTGCAAGTTTTGAAGACCAAGACTATAAAGATAAACTTCACAAAGCTGCCAAAGCGATGGGAAATTCTGCTATAAAAGGTGTCAAAGCAAAAATGAGCAAAAGTGCGGGATATGATTTAGGAGAATATTTTGTTCGTGGATTAGCAAATGGTATAACAGATAATCAATATATAGCTACAAACGCAAGTTCTAAATTAGGTAAAGCTGCATTGCAAGCTGCTAAAGATGCATTAAAGGAAGAATCACCATCTAAAGCAACTTATGAAATGGGTAAATTCTTTGATTTAGGATTAGTTAATGGTATTGTAGAATATGCTAGACATGTATATAATGCTTCTGATAATGTTGGAGAAACAGCTAAGTCTGGAATGTCCGACGCATTAAGTAAAATAACAGATGTTATAAATGCCGATTCAGCAATGACTCCTACTATTACACCTGTGCTAGATTTAAGCAATATAGAGTCTGGTGCTAATAGGATAGGTTCTATATTTGATGGTCAAAATGTTGGAATTAATACAAATATAAATGCTATAAGTTCTGGATTGAATTTAAGAAATCAAAATGCGGCAACTAATGGTGATATTGTAAATGCTATTGATAAACTTAAAACCACAATGTCTGAACAAACGCCTGGAAATACTTATAATTTAAATGGTATTTCTTACAATGATGACACACCTATAGCAAACGCTGTTGGTGATTTAATAAGAGCAATAGAAATTGAAGGGAGAGTATAATATATGGGTTTAGAAAATAATAGATGGCATGTATATGCTGGAGACTGTCTTTGGAATATCGCCAAATCAGTTTATAACAATCCTTATAGATGGAGAGAAATAGCAGATGCTAATGGAATTTCACAAAGCACAGCTCTAATTTACCCACATCAATTGTTAGCTCTTCCTGGAATTACGCCTGGTTATGGAGGTGGAGGTAATCCTTATGCTTCTCCTCCTGCACCAGCACCAAATCGTCCAAGAATAGATTGGTTTAAATTGCAGGCTGGTTCTGATAGAACAATGGAAGCTATTTGGACTGACAATAATTCATATGTTTTCTGGTATAGATGGGAACAGTGGGATAATGCTGACCATTTATGGCTATTAGAAGAAAATAAAACTTATAGTACACCAACAATTAAATCATCTGTATATACTATGAATTCAACAGAAGGTTGGAATGTATGTCGATTTAGTGTTAGACCGGTTGATAATGATGGTAACCCTCTTCCTAATACTGATTGGGCTGTTGTAGAATATGATTTTAGAAACAACCCACCTTTATTACCACCTGATCCAAATTTTGATATAGACGCAAATAATAAATTAACTGTCACAATGGACAATATTGACCCTAATATTAACGGTACCGAAATAGAGATAGCAATATATCAAGATGACACTGTTAAATTTAATTCGCCAATAGTTCCTATAAATTTTGAAACTCTATCTTTATCATATACATGTGATGTAGACTCAGGTCACACATATCGAATAAGATGTAGAGCGATAAGAGGTAATATATACGGTGGATGGACTAACTTTACAGAAAATCAAAAGTCAACCCCTGTAGCACCTGAAGAAATAATAAGCCTAGAATCAAAAGTAATAGTTGAACAAGGTTCTAGAAATTATGGAATTTATATAGAATGGTCTCCAGTTGACACAGCAGATAGTTATACTATCGAGTATACTACAAACCCTGAATATTTTGACAGTGGTTCTGGAGTAACTTCTGTAACAGTAGATAAAAGTAGTGGTGAACACACTTTATTAACTGATATAGAGTTAGGACACGAATACTTTTTCCGTGTTTGTGCTGTAAATGAAAAAGGACAATCAAAATGGACCGAAATAAAATCAACTAATATAGGTACAAGACCTTCTGCGCCAACTACTTGGACCACTACAACATCTGTAATAATAGGAAACAGTATTAATTTATACTGGACACATAATTCAACTGATGGGTCTATAGAATCAGTAGCTAGATTACATGTGGAAGCAATCGATACTACTGATCCTTCATCAGTTCCTATGGTTATCGAAAAGATAATAAGACATGAAGTTGTCGAGAATGAAGCTTCTAATCGTACTAGTTCATATACTATTGATAGCACAGACCCTGAATGGACATTCCTTCAACAAGGATTTAAGTTAAAATGGAAAGTTCAAACAGCTGGAGTAACTAGCGAATATAGTGACTATTCTACAGAAAGAGAAGTTAATTTCTACGCTCAACCAACTGTTACATTGGATTTAAAAAATAGTATAGACGAATCAATTGATGAGATTTCTAGTTTTCCTTTTTATTTGTCAGTATTAGCAACACCACCTGCACAAACTCCTATAAGTTATTATGTAGAAGTTGTAGCAAATGATGGTTACGTTGCATTAGACGATGTTGGTAATCAAAAGGTTATAAATCCTGGAGATATAGTTTATTCTAAAACATATGATCCATCATCAAATGCATGGCGCTTTCTTGTAGAATTTACACCAGGTAATATAGATTTACAATCAGGTGTTGAATATACTATACGATGTACAGTTGCCATGGACTCTGGTTTAAATGGTTATAATGAAATGACATTCAGTGTATTCTTCGATGAGAAATACTATGATGTCAGAGCCAATGTAAATTTAAACAAAGAAACTTATGAGGCAACTATTAATCCTTTATGCTATGAATATGTAAATTTAGGAGAAGACATAACTGAAGAATTAGTTACAGATTGTTTAATGTCTGTATACAGAATAAATTATGATGGAACATTCACAGAAATAGCCAAAGATATAAATAATCAAGAAGGATTATATATAACTGACCCACATCCAACATTAGATTATGCACGTTATAGAATTGTAGCAAAAGAATCTAATACTGGAGCTATGTCATTTGCTGATATAGAACCTGTTAAATTTGGAGAATTTGCTATAATAATACAATGGGCTGAAAAATGGGTTAATTTCGATGAAAGTGATGATTCAGCTGTAGAAAAACCATGGTCCGGTTCACTTTTAAGATTACCATATAACATAACAGTAAGTGACAACAATACATTGGATACAACTCTTGTTGAATATGTTGGAAGGTCACATCCAGTTAGTTATTATGGTACACAATTAGGTGAATCATCAACTTGGACTACTGCAATTCCTAAATATGACAAAGAAACATTGTATGCTATAAGAAGATTATCAAAATGGACAGGAGATGTATACGTTAGAGAACCATCTGGTACTGGATATTGGGCTAATGTTAGTTTAAATTATAATATTAATTACGATAGTTTAATAATACCAGTATCAATAAATGTTACAAGAGTTGAAGGAGGAATCTAATATGGCTAATTCTTTACCTAGTATGTATATAGAGTTGGAATATATTGAAAGCTCAAGAACTCAGTATATTGATACTGGAGTAAATGCCGATAGTAATTTGCAAGTTGTATTAGATATGGCTTATTCTAGTGTAACTAATAATAACTATACAAATATTGGAGCTATTAAATATGATGATACAGTAACAACTGGTGATAAATATAGACGTTACCATATGTTACAGCAAGGTGGTAATTTACGTCAATATACAAATACTAGTTCTACAAATATAGGTCAAGCTGATACTAATAGACACATTTTTAATTTCGATGTACCAAATAATAAATATTATGTAGACCAAGAAGAAACTACTTTAGTAACAAGTGCTTTCGATACACATTTGAATTATTGGTTATTCGGTAGAAACTCAGATAGAACTAACTTAAGATATCTATCATCTATGAAAATTTATAATTGTAAAATGTACTATAATAATGAGTTAGTAAGAAATTTTATACCTTGTTATAGAAAATCTGATAATGAAATCGGTTTATATGATATAGTAAATGGTTTGTTTTATTCAAATCAAGGATCTGGTACATTTATAAAAGGTCCTGAGATTGTCGAAAATATCCCTAAGATAAAGACAATTGATTGGACTAAAAGTATGAAACAACGATTTGAATATTACGAAGTTGATCCGAATACTTGGAAAGATAAAAAAATGATAGATAGTGTTATATCAGCTACTATAGACAAAGATCGCGAATCGGCCACTATCGAAACAGCTAATATAGAGGTTATAAATACACTTGGAGAATGCTATATAAGAATATACTTAATAGCTACACAAGATGATATAACTGAAAAGATTCCACTAGCGACATGTTTAGTCCAAACACCTTCATCTGATTTCGATGGTAAAGTAAAAAATGTATCAATGACTGCATATTCACCATTAACTGAATTAAAAGAGAATCCTGTACCATTAGGATTTACTTTATTAAAAAATGATAATGTAATGGAAAATGCATATCAAATGACAAAAGATCATTGTAGAGCCCCGGTTGTAAAGACAAGTCATAATAAAACATTGACTGAAAATTTTGTAGCGAATACAGAGGATACTTATTTAGACTATGTATCTGATTTGATATCACAAGCCAAATTTGAATTTGATTTAGACGAATTGGGTCAAATTTTATTCTCACCAATACAAAATTTTGAGACTTTGCAACCGGTATTTACTTTTAATGATGATGATAATTCTATATTATTACCAGAAGTTTCTTTGAAACATGATATATATGGTATACCAAATGTTGTTGAAGTAATTACAACAATAGATAATGAAATATACACATCAGTTGTTAAAAATGAAGACCCTAATAGTCCAACATCTATACAAAATAGAGGACGTGTAATAACGCATAGAGTTACGAATCCAGAACTATATGGAATACCAACAAAAGCTCAAGTTGATGAATATGCAACACAATTATTATCATCTTTATCGTCTGTTGAATATACAGTAAATATTTCTCATGGTTATTATCCATTAAGAGTTGGTGACTGTATACGATTAAATTATAAAAAAGCTGAATTAAATAATATAAAAGCACGAATAATTTCACAATCTATAAAATGTGGAACAGGATGTACTGTTAGTACGACAGCTACATTTACTAAAAAACTTTGGAAATAGGAGGAGATAATTATGGCTTTATCAAGTTCTTTAGTAAAGCAATTTGCTAAATTAGCAACACCTAAAGAAACTAAAAAGGAAGAAACATTAAAAGGAACTGTAAAAATAGTTAATAATACTGAATATGTACAACTTGATGGCTCTGATATATTAACTCCTGTTTCTACCACTGTTGAAATAAAGAATGATGAACGTGTAGAAGTTCTTATAAAAGACCATACAGCAACTGTCACGGACAATATTTCTTCACCAATGGCTAGAACAGCTACTGTTACTGATTTGTCTCAAACAGTTGATCAAAATGGCAATAGTATTAGACAATTGGATAACTCGATTACTCAACAAGGTAATTCAATTATTCAAATAAATAACTCAATACAAGAACAGAATAATATAATAAATTCATACAATAATGTTATTGATGCGCAGAATAACAAAATACAAGTTCATGATTCTGAAATACGTTCAATAAATTCCGATATAACATCTATAAATAGCTCAATATCTGTACAAGGAAGTCAAATATCATCTCTTAACGATACAATAGTATCCCAAAATAATAATATTACAACTATTAATAATAGTGTAACAAGTATTAATAATACTGTAACTGCTCAGGGAAATACTATTGCTGCTCACGGAACTAGTATTCAAACATTTGACTCTGATATTAAAATTTTAAATACTGGATTCACAATTCAAGATGGTGTATTAACTGGCTTGAGTTCTATTGTTGTAGATGATTTAAAAACAAATACTTTAGAAACCGAATATGCACAAATAGATTTTGCTAATATTAAAACAGCAGCTGTTGAAAAGTTATTTGCTGATTCTGGTATTATCGATGATTTGGTAGTTAAAGAAGGTCATATAACTGGTGAATTAGTAGGTGTTACTATTAAAGGTGATTTAATAGAAGGTAACACTATTAAAGCTGATAAATTAGTAGTATTAGGTTCTGATGGATTATATTATAAATTAAATACCGACGGTCAATCTGTAACCTCTGAACAAACTCAGTATAACAGTTTAAATGGTAGTATAATAACTGCAAAATCTATCACGGCAGATAGAGTTAATGTAACTGATTTAGTTGCTTTTGGAGCTACTATAGGTGGTTTCCATATAACTGCTAATTCAATATATTCTGGTGTTAAAAATTCGATAGATGCTAACTCTAGAGGATTATTTATGGACTCATCAGGACAACTAGTATTTGGAGATTCAAATAATTATATTAAATATTATTTGGATACAACAGATAATACTTGGAAACTAGACATTAATGCTGATAGATTTATAGATTTAATGAGATCTGTATCTGGAGAAAATAATGTAACTGTTCCTAACTGTGCTGAGGGACCATTACAAACATTACGTTTAACTGGTGAAATAATACCAACATTCCCACATAAACATCAATACCCTAGTCAAAATTTATATCCATCAACTTACCCTTATTTAACAATAACATATACTAAAAATGGCATACAACAACAAGATAAAATCAGATTACCATTCAATTATTTAGGTAAAGTTGGAGATGTGTATGACGAATTTAACTTAAATAATTTAGGTGAAGCTACATTAACTAGACGTATAGGTTTGAATGAATACGGAGAGCAATATGTACTTCAAAATGAGCAAGTTATTGATTGTGGATTATTAGTAATACCTTTACATAAAGGAGATAATATTTTATCATGTTCACCTTATAATTCATCTATGGATATAACTTATGCTATATCAAATGAATTTACTGATATGTTTGCAACACAATTAGACTTAACTAGCAAAATTGAACAGAGTGCTAGCGAGATCGAGTTGAGTGTTAACAATAATGTAATGACCGCTACATCTAGCGAAAACATTATATCTAAAATAAATTTAAAACCTGGACAAATATTGTTAGAAGGTACTGTAACCGCTAATGGTAACTTTAAAGTACTTAAAGATGGTTCTATAGAGGCTAACAATGGTAAATTTACAGGCGATATTTATTTAGGAGAAGGTAAAAAAGTAATAGGCGGACAAGGTTTATTTACAAATCTACAATATAACAGTAATGGTTCTTTCAGTGGTTGGGATACTTTAGGTTTCTCATCTGCTATTGATTATACTGGGCTTTTAAAGAAAGCATTGGCAGTTGACTATTACATTCCCGATAATTTCACGCCAACTAGTGCTTATCTAGTATTACAAACAACACCAGTATATAGTAGTGTATCAGGTACTGACACAATAGGTATATGTCGAGATTTAAAATTATATAAGGGAAATTCAGATGAAACATTTTCATTATTTCATGTTATTGACAGTGATGTGATGGGTATGTACTCTGATTATCATGGAACTGAAATAATAAATGGATTAGACCCTAACAGACAACAACCAATATATACACCTGGTAATAGCGAAGTAGGACATGTTGATACGAGAATAGTAACAGTAGACTTAGAAAATATTGTGAGCCAAGGTAGAGGTCAATTATTTGTTCAAACATCAATGACTACACCATCTAACATACAAGAAGGTAATAGATATAGTGGAGCTGGACGATTAACATTAAATATATTCGGTTATATGAGTATGTAATAAAGGAGGATGATTAATATGCAAAAAATACCATTCGAAGATTTGCCTAGTACAGATACGCCAATAGATGCTACAAATTTAAATACTATGCAAAGTTATATAGAGCAAGCAGTTAATGATAAAATAGGTTTAATAACATTACTTGAAGTGAGCAGTACAGCACCAGAAGAGTGTCAATCAGGCGATTTATATTATAATACTGATACAGCATTAATTTATGAGGCTACTGGAACTAATACTTGGGGTTCAGTAGGTAATACTCCTAATGACGATTATTTATATTTAGATAAAACAAATAAAGCTATATATTATTATAATGGGACTGGACTTGATGTATTTGGAGCAGCTGTTGTGGACAATTTAACATCTAGTTCTACAGTCAACCCTCCTAGTATAGATGCAGTTAATAGTGCAATAAGTGATATTGATAATAGTATAGATAATATTAATATTGAAGTAAATTCATTAAAACCTATTATATTATGGACTAATCCTAGTCCTAATAGTAATTTTGGGGCACAGAATATAACATTTTCAAGTAGTAAATATAGATATTCAGAAATATATTACTATGATTGGAATGATTCAAGTGTCGATTATAAAAACGTATCTTGTCAAAAAGTACCGAAAGGTTATAATACAACTTTAAGCTGTATGTTCAATTACTCAGGTCAAGTATATGCTGGTTTAAGAAGACTTACACGTGTTAGTGATACTGTTTATAGTATACAAGGTTGCTATACAATGATTGATGGTAATAGATATGCTGTAAATGAGAATAATGCTTGGTGTGTTCCTATAATAATAATAGGATATGAATAAGGTAGGTGATTAAATGAGAGTTAACGTAACAGCAAACACATGTACGATAGACAATGATGTTTATTTAAATGCTGGAGAATATAATATAAATAAATTTCATTTCACATTCTCTGAAGAATATCTCGATGAATATGTTAAGAAAGCTTTATTTATCGATAAAGATGGAACTCCTATAAAAATGGTTATTGCTAACAATGAATGTGATATACCATATGATATATTAAAGAATCCAGGAACTTATACATTCGGTGTTTATGCATATGAAATGGAGGGTACTAAATTAGTATTAAGATATTCTCCTGAACCTACCCATTTCTATGTAAATAAAGGTAGTTATATAGAAGGCGGAACAAGTCCTACTGACCCAACACCTGATGAATTTGCACAATACTATCAAGCTATGCAGGATTTGATAGCCAATGCTAAACCAGAATTAATAGATTATATAGAAGATAACCTACCTACAATACGTGTAGGAGACACTTCAACTTTGACACCTAATTCGCCAGCAACCGTTACTAATATTGGTACTGACAGAAATCCTATATTCAATTTTGGAATACCACAAGGAGTACCTGGTACAACTGATTATAATGAATTAGTAAATAAACCAGATTTAACAGTATTTGCATTAATAACAGAATCTGCTAATAAAATAGCATTAGAAATGGACCCAACAGAATTCAAAATAAAGGCAAAAATATTCGATAAAAAGAACAAATTAATATCTGAATCTAACGTTATAGATTTACCATTAGAAAGTGTTGTGGTTAGCGGTAGATATGATGCTGCTAATAAGAAAATAATATTAACTTTAGAAAATGGTAACGTTATAGAAATACCAGTAGAAGATTTAATAGATGGATTAGCAACTAAGACAGAACTTGAAGAAGGATTAGCTACAAAAGATGCTAATATAATTGAGAGTATTTCTAAAAATGGTACTGCATTACCAGTAGATAATAATAAAAATGTTAATATAACAGTCCCTACTAAGACCAGTGAAGTTATAAACGATAGTGGTTTCATTACAAACGATACTAATGGATTATCACATTATTATAACAAAACAGCTGCTGATACTAGATTTTCATTAGTAACTGAGACAGGTTCAAATTTTGTTTTATCAATAGATCCTACAACATTTGTTATGACTGCTACTCTTAAGGATAAGAATGGTAGAGCATTAAGTACTCAAACAGTTGATTTACCACTTGAGAGTGTTGTTGTAGGTGGTAGATATGATAGCGAAACACGAGAAGTTGTATTAACTTTAGAAAATGGTAGTGTTGTAAGATTTAGTGTAGCTGATTTAGTTAGCGGATTACAGAGTGAAATAACTGATAACAATAAGTTATCTAGCGATTTAGTAGATGATACTAATAGTATAAATAAATTTGTTACAACTACTGATAAGACTAACTGGGATGCTAAACTGGATACGGACGATTTAACTGATTATGTAAAGAACACTGACTATGCTACTTCTGATAAAGGCGGAGTTGTTAAAAGTAATATATTTTATGGTGCCTTAATATCAAGTTCTAGTGGAACTATATATAGTACAACAAAATCATATAGTGGATACTTGACAATAGATAACAATCATTTTATCAGCAAAGGAACACTAGAAAACGTAATAGAAGGTAAAGGTTTGGTTAGTAACACTGATTACGCTAGTTCTAGTAAAGGTGGCGTTATTAAAATAGATAATTCATATGGAGTTAATGTTGGAACATATGGTGCTTTAACATCATACACCAGAACATATCAAGATTATCAATCATCTGGAAACGCTTTGATAATAGGTAAAGGTACACTGGAAAACGTAATAACAGGAAAAGACCTAACAACAAAAGCCTATGTGGACGGTCTTGTTGGTGATATTGAAAGTTTATTAGAAACATTAGATGTTGGGAGTGGTGTATAATGTCAATAGCTAGTAGAATTGAATCAATGACTGAACATTTGACAAATGCTTGGAATAATGTTGACAGTCTAGAATTACATACAAAGAAACTCCCAAAAGAATATACCCAAGTTGATTACATAGAAAGTCATGGAGAAGAATATATTGATACAGGTGTTAATGCTGATAATAATTTAAGAGTTGTTTTAGATTTTGCTTATACTAGTATATCGTTATCAAATCAAAATATAGGTGCAATAAGACTAGAATCTGGAAATAATGCACGATATCATATATTATTAGGTGGAAGTCCTACAACTAATAGAACAAGAGTATTTGTTAATGATAATGGATATTGGGCTATTGACGATGATACTAATAGGCATTTATATGATATTAACCCATTGATTGGGCAAGTGTTAATTGATAATACTAGTTACACTATACCATCTAATATTAAAGATGTAGGTTTAAACTTTTGGTTATTTGGTAGAAATTCAACAAGTACAATATATTTATCAAGAGTAAAACAATGGGCTTGTCAAATGTATTATGAAAATGAGTTAGTAAGAGATTTTATACCTTGTTATAGAAATTCAGATAACGAAGTAGGTTTATATGATTTAGTAAATGATACATTCTATACTAATCAAGGTACTGGTGCATTTACTTACGGACAAATACAAGAAGAACATATGGATAGAAACCTAGAAAATCTAAAACTACCACTAAATAGATTTTATAACGAAGTCAGTGATAAAACCGATATATCTCAAAATGGAGTAGTTGGTAGAACTAGTCAAGAGAGTACTACTGGAGCTAATATAGTTCCTTGTCTAAACATTGAAAGAACAATTAACGGTGTCACTTGTACACCACAATCGGATGGTACAATAATCTTAAACGGGACAGCTACAGCACAAATTGTATATCCAATTACAAACAATAGCAGCACATCAACTGGTCATGCAATTAGTGTAGAAGCAAATTCGTACAAATTTATATTATATGGAGATACTAATGTATCAAATAATACTTATTTTTTACAAGTTGGATATTACGCAAGTGATGGTAAAACGGCAAAATTTTATAATTCTATAAATGATACTCCATTAGAAATACCAACAAACCAACAGATTGGGGTAGGTTTAATTATAAGACAAGGTCAAAGTTTTAATAACCATATAATCAAACCAATGGGAGTATTATCAACATATACAGGAGGTTTTGAACCATATACAAATGGAGCAAGTCCTAACCCCGACTACCCACAACCAATTAACAATTTAAGTGATGATGTTCCTTATAAAGTTAGTGGAAAGAATATGTTCGATAAAAATAGTGAAGATATAGGGCATGTTTATAGTTCAACGGGAAGTTATGACACAAGTGCATTATGGAACACTAGTGATTGGATAAAAGCAAGTAACTATATAACAATTTCTGCTAGTACAACTGGAAGTATGAATATATTATTAAGTGAGTTTGATAATTCAAAAACATTTATACAACGTACACAACAACTTGGTACATTAAAAACATACAATTTGAATACAAATACGAAATATGTAAGATTATCGTATAAAAATGATATTGGGATAACTAATATTCAAATAGAACAAGGTTCAACTGCTACAACATATGAACCATACATAGAACCACAAACATTTGATATACCATTAAAGAGTAAGAATGTAGTATTAACAAATATTAATGATTGGGAAAGTGGCCAATATAATATTAATGGTCCAAAACAAGATATGGCTTCAAGAATAAGACTGAAAGACTTATTGCCTATTAAACCTAATACAAAATATTATTTTGATACATTTGATACAACTGAATTTAGCTTAATACATAATTTCTTTATTAGAGAATGTAATAAAAATGGAGATTTTATTAATAATGCAGGAACTATAAATAATCAAGGAACTTTTACAACAAGAAATGACACTTATTATTTAATGGTTACAATAGGTACATCTAATACTACAAGTGGAGAAATATTTGAAAACTATCAAACTTATTTTAATGAAGGAAAAATAAAACCATTTATTTGTTTAGATAGTGAAATAGATAAATCATATGAACCATACTATGATATAGAACTATGCAACATAGATACATACGAAGATAAAATTTATTCTAGTAATGGTAGGTTTTATTTGAATAAAAACATTAAAAAACATTTATTTACCACTAGTGATAATATTGCAAAAGGGGGTTCATCAACTGATGGTTATGCTAGATGCGGATGGGGTTCAAGTTCTGAAATAGCTACTTCTGATTTTGATAAAATACTTGTTAAATGTAATAAATTTTTAGGAATGTCTCAAAACAATAACGGTCAATCATTAACTGGAGAACATTGGTATTGTTCATTAAGTAATACCGATAAATACAACATTATGTTTAGATGTGGAGATACTGAATACACGAGAGATACTTTTCCTGAATTTATTAAAAACAATGAAATTATAGTATATTATCCATTAAAAGAACCAACAACAACTGAAATAGCACAAGAAAACTACCCATCATTATATAATGCACTTAAGCAAATCCAAGATTACTTAACTGCTTACAAAATAAACAAAGAATTTATATTAGGATATAGTAGTCCTGAGATTGAATATTAGGAGGAGGTGATAAATATGAATGAAGATAATAAAAGCATGATGAATGAAATACAAGATGTTATAAATAAATATAAAGACGCCTCTTCTAAAAAAGATGAGGTAAAACTCGATGCTCAGTTATTTAATGGTTTTCAACCAATTTATGATGATCATAGTTGGACATTAATTATATTAGCTTTAGCATTACTTAACAATGAACCTGAAAAACAGGAACAACCTGTAATTAATATTTATTTAAATACTGATAGTAAACAGGAGGTTAAAAATGGAAACTAAAGATTTCGAAATAAAAGTATTAACCGAACTAGCCAGTATTAAAGAAATGATTAAAGATTATGGTAGAGTAAAAGATGACGCTAGCGAGGCACTGACTTTATCAAGACAAAATAAAGAAGATATATCTGAAATGAAGCAACAAATGGAAATAATAAAAGCAAATCAATCAGCTCAAACAGAGAAGAAAGGTGCTAAATGGGATAAACTTATAGATTATATATTTTATGCTTTCATAGCAATACTTCTCGGTTTGTTAGTTGCTAAATTAGGATTAAAATAAGGAGATGATTAAATGACAACTGAATATTTAGTTGCTCTAGTTACAGTTATTGTAGAAATAGCAATGGGTTATATAACTAAAAAGAACCCTAAAATAAAAAATGAATTAATACCTATTCAAAATTTATTAATAGGTGCTATTGTAGCAACAATTGAATTTATCATCACAAAAGATTTCAAAATAGCTATAGCTGCTAGTGGTTTATTAGCAGGTGGAATATACGATATAGTTCATAATTTAAGAAAAATTAAGGAAGGAGGAAAATAATATGACTACATTAACTAAAGAAGAAATGGAACAATTAGAAAAAGAATGTCCTATGGTTGATGTTGGATTTGATCCAGAAGAAATCGATGGTAGAGGCGTTATCGAAGAAGATGATACTGAAACAGTAGAAGTAGAAGAAACAGAAGAAGAGGCTGAGTAATATGAAAGTTATAGAAAGATTAGCCCCTGCGGATGGGTACGGAAGAACTGGAGGACCTTTATGGGGATTCCGAGGTATTACCGTTCATAATACATCAAATTGGAGTAAGGGTGCAGATGCTATGGCCCATGCTAATCTATTAAGAAATGGATGGAAATACAAATATATTTCTTGGCATTATGTAGTAGATGAAAATTATGCTATACGATGTGTACCAGAAAATGAAACAGCATGGTGTGCTGGAGATGGTAATGGTGACGGTAATAGAAAGACTATAAACATCGAAATTTGTGATAATGCAGATGGTGATAGTTTTAGAGCTACTGAAAATGCTGCTCAATTATGTGCAGATATTCTAAAAAGAAGAGGAATTACAGATGCTTCAAAATACCTATTCCAACATTATAATTGGACAAAAAAAGATTGTCCTTGGGATATTAGAAGAAATAATCCATACGATTGGAATACGTTTGTAGACAGTGTTCAAAGAAAACTTAATGGTGAATCTGTTATTGCAGTTGACCAAGTTCTTGAAGCTGGTTCAAAATGTGTATTAAATGGTATATTTAATGTTGATGAGATACTTACACCAAATGATAAGTATAAGAATGGAGCATTAGGATGCTATGCATTATGTTATGGAAGCCCAGTTGGTAACAATGATTGGATTCCTCTTGACTTTATTGCTAAATTAGATAGAAATAAAGACAGAGCTGACTATGACGCTGTTATTAAAGTAAATGATAAATTTATGTGCGATAAAATATTTACTGTTAAAGCAGTTGAAGCTCCTACTAAATTTACACCAAACGGAGTAGCAATAATCGAAAATGATGGTGTAGAATTTAGAATTGATTGTGGACCTTTATACGAAATTTAACAACGAAAGGAGTTGATGTGTATGTATAATGGATACAACCCTAACTATAACAATCCATACTACAACCCCAATTATAACATACAACCTTCATACGGACCTCAGTCCTATGGAACAACTAAACCAACCGATAACCAACTAGGTCAACAATCTATGAATGCTTTTCAACAACCTCAAATATTACAAGGTAAACAAGTTGAGAGTATTGATATTGTAAAAAATATTGAAATACCTATGGACGGATCTATCAGTTATTTTCCAGTAGCTGATGGGTCTGCCATTGTTTCTAAACAATTACAAACAGACGGTACTTCAAAAATACAAATTTATAAATTATCGAAAGATACAAAAGAAGATTTAAAATATGTAACTCAAGAAGAATTGAGAACCATATTATCAGACAATCTTAGAAACGATGCAGAATACATAACTCATGATGATTTAAAAGACGCTTTAAAAGGATTGCATTTAAATGATATTGAAGACGAACTAAAAGATATCAAAAAGCAACTTAAGAAAAAGGGTGATTAATTTTGAACAGCATGATGGACTTTATCAAGGGTATGCTTGGTAAGATGAACCCACAACAAATTGTAATGAATATGATAAAAAATAATTCTAATCCAATTATAGCAAATCTAATATCTATGGCTCAGCAAGGTAACACTGCTGGTGTAGAGAATTTTGCTAGAAATTATTTAAAAGAAAACGGTAAGGATTATGATAGCGAGTTTTCTAATTTCATGAATAACTTCAAGTAAAAAATATTTGGTTTTTAATGTAATTCGCGATTCCAAAGAAAAATATATATTTTTTGAAGGGAGTCAACATGAGAATGGAAGGATACTCATTAAGTGATATCGCAGCCGCAACAGGAAATAACGGAAATAATAACGGCTTCGGTAATGGAGACGGTGCATGGTTAATTATACTATTCTTAATATTTGCCATGGGCTTTGGCCGTAACGGAAACGGCGGATTCTTTGGTGGAAATGGAGGTAACGGATACCCAACACCACTTTACATCAACAATTCCGACACAAATAGTTACGGAGGTGGAAACGCTTGTCAAAGAGGTTTCGACCAATTAGCTATTACTAGCGGTATTACAAATTTAGGTAATGCTATTACTACAGGTTTTAACAACCAAGCTGTATCACAATGTAATCAAACAACAGAATTATTAGGAGCAATTAACAACGACAGATTTGATACTGTAAATGCTATAACATCTACTGGATATGCTCTAAATAATACTATGATGGCTAATGAAATGGCTAGACAACAATGTTGCTGTGATACAAAACAATCTATCGCTGATTTAAGAGCAACAATAATCAGTGAAAATTGTGCTGACAGACAAGCATTAAACGAAGGTGTTAGAGATATATTAGCAAATCAAACAGCTTCAGTACAACGCATATTAGATCAAATGTGCTCTGACAAAATCGATTCTAAAAATGAGAAGATTGCAGAACTACAACGAGAAATATCAATGAAAGATTTTCAAGCATCTCAAAATGCTCAAAATGCATATATTGCACAAGGCTTCGCAAGTGAAGTAGATGCATTATATAATAGATTGAACAATTGTCCTGTTCCATCAACTCCAGTGTACGGTAGAACACCAATCTTTACATGCAATGGTGGTTGTGGATGCAACAACGGTTATAACGGATTTATCCAATAATATAACCAAAATATGTAGAGGTAATTAATTTTACCTCTTTTTATATTTTAATAGAAAGGACGAAGATACATGATTCAATCAATACAAGAAGCACCTATTACTTTAGCTAGTAATACTGCTAAAATTGTCTTTGACGAAGTCGATGAGCGTAGCGAGAGTGCATCTCCCTGCGGATGGCTATGTCATCAAGTAGGTAGCCCTTTATATCAATTATTAGGGAATGGCGGATGTCCTTGCAACAGTAATAATGTAAAGAAATTTGAAGTAAGCTTTAATGCAAATGTTAGTGGAGCTACAGCTGGAACACCAGTTGCTATCGCATTATATGAAGACGGTGTAGTAGTACCAGGAACAACTTGCATAGCTACTATAACTGCTGCAAACGATATCTATAATGTTTCTTTTAATAAAGTTATTTCAGTATGTCCAAGAACAAATACAACAATAAGTGTTGGAAGTGTTGATTCTATACCAAATTTAGCTGATCCTACAGCTGCTGGTATTGAAACACAAGCTCCAACATTATTAAATGCAAACTTTGTTATTTTGGAGTACAAAAATGCAAGAAGATAATAAAGAAGAAAAGAACATACTAGAAACAATATCTTGTGATCTTGAAAAAATAATGACAGGCTTACAAGAACAGAAGATAAGTAAAGAAAATGTCGACTATTTGTATAAATTAGAAGACATTCACAAAGATATAGCTAATGAATTTTATTGGAAGGAGAAAATGGATAATATGAGATATATGAATTTCAGTAGTGGAAGTCGCTATAACGACGGTTATGGAAGACGAAGCAGAGACAGCAGAGGAAGATACATGGAATCAAGCGGATACGGACGTCAATACCGTGGTGAAGAATATCTAATGGATATGCAAGACCAATACGGTGATTATTCTTACGGACGTGAAAAGTATGGACACGACAGTTCAAAAACATTAGACAGTCTTGACGCTATGTTAGAATCAGCAAAAGACTTCTTCAAACATCTTATGCGTAATGCTAAGAGCCAAGAAGAAGCTGAAATGATTAAAGAAACAGCAAGAGAAATATCTGAAATGTAATTATGGGATACCGATATTTAAACAAAAATGTCCTAGGCAGATTTGAAGAGGACTGTACTGTTAGGGCTATTTCATGTGCAACTAATAGAAGTTGGGATTATGTTTATGAATATCTCAGCGATGCTGCACAAGCAAATGGCACTATGATGGATAATAGGGAATTTATTATAGACTTCTTAGATTCACGATACGAACGAGTTCCTGATATCTATGGTACAGTCGGAGAAGTATCAAAAGAATTTCTAAATAATGTTATTCTTATAACTATGAATGGTCATATAACTTGTTCTAAATATGGTATAATTTATGATACTTTTGACCCTAGAGATAGGGAAGCTGAATTTGTCTGGATAGTTGAATGATATTATTGAGGGTGGTATAGAAATATATCACTCTCTTTATATTATTAACATATCCTTTTATTTTTCGCGTTAATTACAGGGCTTATAATGAGAGGAGAGATAAATATATGTTATTTATAATATTAAGAACAATAATTAGTTTTATATTAGGATTTGAATGGTGTGTAGCTATAAAAAATTGTAAGGAGTTGTTAAATGCTAAAACTTGGGATGAATATAATGAATTAATAGATCAAGGAGAGTTAGAAGCAAAAGAAACAAATATTCTTGTGATTATATTTAGAGTTATCACTAGATTACCTATATCGCTAATTATGATGCCAATATTAGGTGTTCATGTATTTAAATTAAAAAGAGAATCTAAATAAGGTTCTTTTCTTTTTTCGCTTAATAATCACGTCTTATAATGAGAGGAGAGATATAAATGAAAGATACTAAATTATTAGTCATCGTTGAGGCTAGTTGTTTATATTTAGCTACTAAATCAATAATTAGTTTATGTAAAAGTTATTACAATAAAGGCTATAGAGATGGAGCTAAAGATATGACTATCGAGTCTATCAAAATAATGACTAAAGATGATAAAGTTGAAGATTAATAAATCTTCTTTTTATTTTTCGCGTTATTTACAGGGCTTATAATGAGAGGAGAGATATAAATGGAAATTGGATATTTAGGTAATATATTAATGGAAATTGGAGGTTTGCTACTTGTAGCATCTGGTTGTATAGGCATATATTATATAGGCTTATCAACAGGTAAACAAAGAGCAACTGACAATATAAAAGATTTATTACGCAAAAATTCTGATGAAAATGGAATATGTAAAATCCAAACAAATATTGAGGGTTAAATACCCTTTATATTTTCGCGTAAAAAACATACGATATAATGAGAAAAAGGAGATGATTATATGTTAATAATTATAGCTTTAATAGCTGGAACAATTTTAGGAGAAGGATTAGTTCGTTTAGCAGACTTTATTGAAAAGAAAGCTAATAGATAAGCCTTTTCTTTTTTATTTTTAAAGGAGGTGAGCATATGATATATTTTTTACTTTTCTCATTTGGTTTAATAGTTGGTATACTTGTAATGTCTTTCATGTATAAAAAGCAAACAACATATGGTGAAATAAATATAGACCATTATTCAGAACTAATAAGTATATTTGCTGATAAAGACGAATTAAAGAAATTATACAAAAAGAGAGCAATATTCACTATAGACCACAATGCAGTAATAGACTATAATGCAGTCGTTTCGCGTGACGAACATATCTTATAATGAGGAAACTCAAAAATATTTTTAAGGAGGATTATATGAAAGAAACTAGAGAAATCTTGCTTGCTGATTATGATGACATAACAGAAAGATTAAAATGTGTTAATAAGGATGATGACGCTTTTGTATCATTATTAAATGACCGAAAGTCAATAAGGGACGAATTAGTTAAAATGGAGGAAATAAAATCTGAGAACAAAAGAGACAAAATTCGTAATATTATTACTGTAGGTACATTTACAATAACTAGTACATTAAGTGTTTGGGGACTTTTAAGAACATTGAGATTTGATGAAAGTGCCACAATAACAAGCACAGCAGGACGAGGAATAGTATCAGATGTAGTACTTAAGATGTTCAAGAAGTAACTCGAATTAGAAGCTTATGCTTCTTTTTTTCGCGTAAAAAACATATGATATAATGAAAGGAGAGATAAATATGAAAAAAGTATTCGGAGGAGTTATTATCGGAGGAATTGTTGGTATAATTTTATCAATTATCGGAACAATATTCGGTAAGAAACACGACGATGAAATTGAAGATTAATAAATCTTCTTTTTATTTTTCGCGTTTAAAACATGTCATATAATGAGGTGATATGAATGATTTTATTCGCAATTTTATTATTAATTATTATATTATTAGTCGTAGCTGTAGTAGTTGTAACTAGTATAATTGGAGCTGGTGCAATTATTATATTTGGCGATGTGATAGTATGTATTGTAATTATAGCGTTTTTAATCAAAAAGATATTTTTCTAAATAGGAGTAACATCCTATTTAATTTTTAATTAAGGAGGTAACATGAATAAATTTGAAAATTTCATAAGTAGAAACTCGCCTACTATTTTATCGATAATAGGTGCTACAGGGGTTATTATAACTTCTGGTTTAACAATAAAAGCGACAATAAAAGCTAATAATTTATACAATTCTCGAGAAGATAAGGAAACATTAACTAAAAAAGATATTGTTAAAACATATTGGAAAGAATATATACCATCTATATTAAGTGGAAGTATAACAATAGGATGCATATTTGGTTCTAATTATATTAACCAAAAGACTAAAGCTACATTAGTTTCAGCATATTGTTTGTTACAAAACTCATATATAGAATATAAAAACGCTGCAAACGAATTATATGATGGAGCTGATAATAAAATACGAAATAAAATTTGCGAAAATAAATATAATGAAAATGCAATAATTTATGATGAAAATACCACCTTATTTTATGATACTTTATCAGGAACATTCATAGAATCTACAATGGACGAGATGTTAAAGCATGAATCTGAATTTTTAGAATTATTATATACCAGAGGTAAAGTGACTGTTAACCAATGGGAGCGTATTATAGGTAATGAACAAAGTATAATAGGCAATGAGTTGGTATGGTATAGTAATGATTATCACGATGTCCAAGCTTATCCGGAAGTTCAAATAGAAATTACTCCAGATAAATTATCAAATGGAATAAAAGTTAATATGATTACATTCACAATTGATCCAGAACTTGACTCTATGGTTTAGTTTTCGCGATAAAATCATATCTTATAATGAAAGGAGAGATATAAATGAAAGATAAAAAGTTGTTAATTGTAAAAATTGGAGGAATAATAGCATCAATAATTGGTATGATTATTAGTGCGTTTGTTTCAACAAAAGAAAATGAACGAAATATCAAGAAATTTGTAGATGAAAAAATGAATGAAAGCGGAAAATAATCTGCTTTTATCTTTTTAGTTAGGAGGAAATATGAACAAATTAGAAAATGTTGCTAATAATGTTAAAAAGACTTTCATTAAACATAGTCCTGAAATTTTAACTGGAATTGGTATTGCCGGTACTGTGGGGGCGACAGTTTTAGCGGTAACTACAACATCAAAGGTTACAATGAAAATTCAAGATATTGAAAAAGAAAGAAATTCTAAATTATCAAATAAAGAATTAATAAAGATTTGTTGGAAAGACTATGCTCCTGTAGTTGCTTTAGAAGTATTTTCTATAGGATGTATAATTGGTGGTAACAGCATAAATCTTAAAAGAAATGCGGCACTAGGAACAGCATGTGCTATATCAGAGAGGGCTTTATCAAAATATAAAGATAAGGTTATTGAAACAATTGGTGAAAAAGAAGAAAAGAAAATAAGAGATAAAATACATGAAGACGAAATAAAAGAAAATCCACCAAAGAATAATACTATAATAGTTACATCAAACGGTAATACATTATTTAGAGATGAAATATCTGGTAGATATTTTAGATCTGATATGAATAGTATAAATAAAGTTATAAATGAACTTAATGAAAAAATAAATCATCAAGATTATGTATCATTAAACGAATTATATTCTGGGTATGGATTAGAACCATTGAAAGATGGTGATATGATTGGATGGAATATAGTTAATGGTATAATAAAATTAGATGTATCAACTTGCTTAGTAGATGGTACAGAGCCATGTATAGTATTGGATTATGAGAAATTACCAACTCATGATTTTAATACATGGTCATAATTCGCGTAAAAAACATATGATATAATGAGAGGAATCTCATAAATTTTAGTAAGATTAGGAGGAATGATTATATGGAAAATACTAAAATGAATGAAATTGTTGAAGGAACAACATCTAAGAAAGGTTTAGGAATAGCAATTGGACTAGGTGTAGCTGGATTAGCTGCAGTTGGAGCAATCGTTACTAAGAAACTATTGAATAGAAATGTTCAAGAAGCAGATCAGGATTGGGAAGTACATGAAGTAGAAATTAAAGACGACAAAAAATCTAAAACTAAATAGTTATGGATGTCTCTAGAGTGGAGTATCTACGGATACTCTTCTTTTTATTTTTAAAGAATTAGGAGGAATAAATTATGGATATTAATGATTACAAATCAAATTCACATGCATCTAAAGAAGAAAAGCATATTGAAAAGATTGTATCGGAACCTGTTAATATTAAGAAGAAAAATGGTTTACAAAAATTTGCTGGTAATTTTGTATCAGAAGATGCTAAAAACATAAAAGATTATGTATTATTTGATGTATTAATACCAGCATTTAAAAAAGCAGTATCAGATATTGTTACAAACGGTATTGATATTATATTATATGGAGAGTCTAGAGGACGTTCAAATAGAACACCTGCTGATAGAGTATCTTATAGAAGTTATTATAATGATGATAGTAGAAGAGCTAATCCTGCACCAAGACCTATACAAAGAGCTCCTATGTTTTCATACGATGATATAGTATTTAACAATAGACAAGATGCGCAAAATGTATTGAATCAAATGTATGATGTAATAAATTCATATGGATTTGTTAGAGTTGCTGATTTGATGGATATGGCTGGTATAACAGGAAATTATACAGATAATTATTATGGATGGAATAGTATAAATACTGCAGAAGTATTAAGAACTAGGGATGGTTGGATAATTAA